AACGAGGCCAAGACGGTAGCAGGCCAAGGCGCATGGGCGGCGGCAGAATGGTACGTCGGCCTGCCGCAGGCTGTGATCGCATTGCAGCAGGGTGCGCTGGCCGAAGCGTCGCGTGGGCTCAGTCCCGTCGAGCAACGGTTCGTGGCAGATTATTATCGCGTGTTGGGTACCATCGGTGGTATGCGCGCTGCGACCGGAGCAGCCTCGGCGCAGTGGTCGTTCAACACGCTTCGCGGTGAGCTGCCGACGCCTGGCCCGGTCACCAACCGCAAGGAAGCCGGGCGGCGCATTAACAACTTCGTGCAGGAGACGAACGTAGTGGCGAAGCGGAATCCGTTGCTGCAACCCGCAGCCGCGCCCTCCTCCGATCCGCGTGGCAAAGTGACCCCGCCGCCTACAGGTGGTGACAGCGACACTATCTACGCCACTGATCTTAGAGGTGTCGTTCACAAGGCCAAGAAGGGTACACCACTGCCGCAAGGATGGAAGCTAACCAATGCCCCCACAGGACAATAACGGCTGGACTCCGGTCGAGCCTGCCGCGCCCGAAGGATGGACTCCCGTCGGCAACCTTGAGACGAATTCCGCGACTGGGATCACCGTACCGCAGGGGTCCGTGGATCAGCCGGATTCCAGCGTCAGCGCGTTCTTCCGGCGTGGACGGGATACCGTCAAGGGGATCTACAAGACCGTTACTGATCCTCCTACAGGCGAGGAGCAGAAGGAGTTCCCCACTGCGTTCGAGCGGCCCGCGCTGGTTGAGCATCGGCTAGCCAAGGGAGTCTATGAAGGCGAGAAACAAGCCACCAGTCAGACGAAGGAGCAATACAAGGCCGCGCAGAGCATCAAGGGCGATGCAACGCAGAAAGGACTGGCGTATGCGCGCGCTGGAGTTACGGCAGCGTCGATGGCCGATCCTTTTGCGACCGGACCTGTGACGAACGTGAACAAGTTGAGCGACGAAGGACGCTATAAAGAGGCGTTGGGCGAGGGCGCGTTCGATGCGCTATCGCTGATCGTCGGTGGCAAGACAGGCCGCGAGGTCAGCCCTGAGACGCGGCTGAACAAGCTGGCCTACGCCACAGGAGCGGAGTCGATCCGCCCACTCGATCACATCATGCCGGACCTTGTGGCGGCGGCGGAGAAGGCAGGCAAGCCGCAGACGGTCGGTGAGTTACAGACTTTAGTCGATAGGACGATGAAAGGTTATGAGCGCGAGTTCAACAAGGGATTGTACACGACCAAGGGATCATTCGTGCCCGACCAGATCGCGGACGCGCTAGAGGCCAAGGCACGCACCATGCCGCCCACCGCCGAAGGCCGCGCCATCGCCAAGAAGCTGACTAAGGCAGCAACCGAGTACCGCAAGCCATGGACGATGCAGGAGCTGAACCGCGAGCGCATGTTCCGCAACGCCAACACGCAGGCGTTCCACAACAAGAGCGCCACGGGTCAGATGGCGGCCATGCGCGCCAACTCGGATACCATGATCGACGAGACAGTGGCGGAAGCGAGCCGCGACGTGTTGTACGATGAGATGGAGCGGCAGCATCCGGGGCAGGGATACCGCGAGTTGAAGCGGAAGCAATCCAGCGTGCTAGAGATGCAGGGCAAGTTCAAGGATCACGTAGAGAGGCTGGAGGCGACGCAAGCCAAGCGATCCGGCGCACCCTTGAGCGAGAAGGCGGGTGTGAGCGCCAGCGCCCACGCGGGTGGGGTTACGCCACGCGCGCATATCACGGAGTTGCTGAAGAAAGGGCCGCTGTCGCACGCCAACGCCGCTACTAAGTCCGCGTTCGGCCCTACCTCAGCCGCGACCGCACGGCGAGCCGCGATACTTAGCCTGCCAGTGTCGTCGATCACGCAGTCCGCCACGCCGCAGGGCCGTCCGGCTACCGTGCCACCGCCCCCAGGCAGCGACGAGGACGAGGGGCCACAGGAGCAGTGACAACATTCACCGCCTCCGATCTTCGCCAGTGGCAGACGTGCCGCCGCCGCTGGATTCTGGAGCGGACGTGGCAGGTTGCTCGTCGCCGACCAAAATCCCTATTCGACTCGTGCTTGCGCCAAGGTCTACTCCAATTATCGTCGGGGGCCGCTCCTGCCACTGTCGTGTCCAGCGCTCGAACTCGCTTTCTGGCGCAGGCAGCGAATCCGGGGCTGGACGTGACGGCGGGAGATCCGTGGACGGTGGCGCAGGACTGGTGCGGGATGCTAGGAGTCGTCTTAACGGCCCTGTCGCGTACCACATTGCCCAAGCTCCAAAAATTACCCCCAATAGCGCCTCTAGATACATCCCCTCACACAACAACGTTACAGTCTGAGTATCTGTCATATCAGCCTCTCTCCTATTCTTCCATCACCCGCCTCCACCGCTACCTCACCATCGACTCCTGGTCCGACGCCGACCTCGCCCGCGAGGCCCACTCGTGGCACACCATCGCGGACATGGCCTTCTGTGAGCTGCCAATGGACCTGCACGTCGTGGAGATCGGACGGCAGGTGGCGGGCCGGCGGCATTCGCCGTGGGCGCGCTGCTGGCGGCACCCGTGCATCGCGGGGATGTTCCGGTTCCAGCGGCCCGACGGCAAGGGCGGATGGCGCAAGTTGAGCGGCGACAAGTGGACGCCCTTGTGGTATGCGGACCAGACGAAGCCAGATCCCGACGAATGGTGCGACCTGATGGACGACGATCACGTTACCCCCGCCCTCCTTCATCACATATCCATTTCGCTACCTGCCCCGTCGCATCTACGTCGAGTACGTGATGAAGTCGCTCTGCTGGCCAGGGAAATGGCATCGGTGGCAGGGACGCAGGCGATGGTGATGCCGATGGCGCGGTCGGCGTGCGATCCGCTGGCGGGAGGGCCGTGTCCGTGGCAAGCGGCGTGCTATCGGGATGAACCGTCGCACGGAATCGGCGAGCTGGGACGATATCTGCCCCGAGCAGCGCCCGAAGGCGAGCGTTCGTCCCCTCAACCACAACCTCCGTCGAGCCGTCCGAGTTACGATACTGGCGTAGCTTCAAGGTGAGCCTCCTTTGGTATCGCCACTTCCTCCATCTCCGCCCAGTTCGGCCCCGCGTTCGCCTCCGCGTCGATCCACAGCCCCTCGGGGCATATCGTCGGGTGGGTGAGCACCTTCGACGGCGTGACCAGCAGCGGGTATACCTCCCGCACGTGCTCGTCCAGCATGGCGGCAGGGAAGTGGAACATCAGCGAGTCGTGGACGTTGTTGCACAGGCCGTACTTCTCGTTGAGTCCTGCCGCCTCCAAGAGCTTCATGTGCTCGCGGATGTAACCGAACGCGATGTTGGACAGCCAGTAGGAGATAGCCTCCTCCGCCTGATCGCCGTGGCCATACGCAGCCTTCTTGTAGTTCCACACGAACACTTCGTAGAACCGCCGCATGTGGCCGTACTGTGTCTTCAGCCATTGCTGGTCATGGGCCTTCTGCTGCACCATCTTGTGCCACGCGAACACTTTGGGGAACAGTTCCTCCACCACATCGAGGAACGACTGCGCCTCCTTCTGCGACGAGAAGTCCTCCATGTGCTTCTCGTACAGCCCGCGCGCCTTCAGGCCGTTGCCGATGCCGAGGATGGCGTGCTTCATGCGGGCGTCGCGGATGTGCTTCCACTCGGCGTTCGACTTCAGCCATTTGCACTTGGCGCGGATGGCCGCGTCATCGTAGTCGCGCAGGAGTTGGATGGCGTGCCACAGGCCGAGCTTATGCCCCGTGACAATGGAGTGCATGTCGATGCGGGCGCAACGGATGTAATTGGCGTCTTCTGCGAGGAAGCCGAGAGTGAGAACGTGGCAGGACTTATAATCCCATTCGGTGAGGACATGGCCTGGCTTGGCCGCGATCATCTTGCGTACCGCTTTCGCCAGTCGCCCATGCTTCGGATAATTCTGGATGTTGGGATTACGCGACGATAGTTGGCCGATGCCAGTGTCGAACGTGAACGTCGTGTGGACGCGACCGTCCGTGTGTGGCACGAATCCCTCGATATACGTCCCGCGCATCTTGCTGAGTTCCCGGTACTCGATCACCTTCAAGTAGAAGTCGTCGCCGCTCCGATGAGCCAGCCGCACTAACTCTTTCTTGCCTGTCGTGTCTTTGTCGTTCCCCTCGTCGTCTTGCTCACGTGACTTCGGCCTTTTATGCTTTCTTGCGTCCATGTACCGCAGCAACTGCTGACCTGAATTGGCGTTGAATGGAACGATGCGGCAATAGCGTTCGACGCTGCGCGTGCAAGGCTCCTGAGTGCTTTCATCAATCGCGGCGATGGTAAAGGTCCGCAATACGAGACCGTCAGTATCTTTCGGCGTTTTAAGGTAGCCATAGTCATAGTTCCCTTTCTTCCCCCGTCGCGGCTCCAGTCCCAGCACCTCGGCAGGGACACGGGCCTGCAACTGGGCGTCGAGTTCCTGTTGCGCCAAGTCAAACTCCCCGTCCAGCTTCAGCCGCTCGGCGTCGTCCACTGGCAATCCACGGCGTTCCATCGCCGCGAGGATCGGCCTCACTTCAGCCACTTGCCCGACGTACCCTCGAACGCTCTTGTAGGTGATAAGCGTCTTTGCAGAATCGGCAGGCTCGATACTCTCCGTCGGTACATGCGCTGTTGTTGTGTGTCCAAGGCTGCTTACAGAAGGGGCAAGTGTGTTCATGTAGCTTTGGTCGTCCCATATACCATCCCTTTCTAATTGTGCCCGTAAGAACGTGTACAGCCGCAGCGTCGCATCCACGTCCACGCAGCCGTAGAATTCCAGATCCGTCGCCGCCAGGTGCTTCCACGGGAACGGGAACGACACGAACTGTGCCGCGAACTGGAGGTGGGCCGGGAGGTCCGGCTGCCAGTGGTGGAACATGGCGAGGGTGTCGTGGATCGGGCCGCGGGGGCGGAGGTCTAGTCCCTCGCGGGCCCCGCAGGCTTCGAGGACGCGGTTGTCGAAGAGCCAGAGGTTGTGGCCGCATTTAGTGTTTGGGAGGAGGAGTAGCTCTTGAGCAACTCTTCGATAATCGCCGTCCCAAGGTAGAGCGATTCCAGAGCCTCCTTCGACTGAGAACTGGATGAGCCGGATTCTAGTATCAGTAAATCCGTCTCTAGCGTCCTCATCAAGACTCGCGCTCTCGAAAGTCTCGATGTCGTAACTGAGAGTGAATCCCGAATTTCCTCTAACTCGCGTAACAAATGATCGCGCCTCGTCAAGGCTAGGATGTACCTGATATCTGATGCGTCCATTGCGTTGTGCCTCCTCTAAGTCCCACTCCCACTCTCTGTCCCGCCCCGCTGCCACGTTCACCGCGCGTTGCAGGTTGCGGGCGAACAAGCCTTGCAGGGATGCCTTGCCGCGGCGGATGAACGCGGGGTGGAAGGTGGGGATCACGGGGATGCTGCCCGTCCCCCCATTCTGCACTAATCCACTCCCGCGACACGCGCTGCAAGATGCGTCCTTCATTTCCGATTCGTAGCTGATACAGTTCGTGCAAGGCTCACGCACGGAGGTAGTCGGCAACACGTACCCCGCCAGATGCGACACGCCCCTCGCCTCCCCTGCCTCCCCCGTCAGTTCCCGCAGCGCGGTGTCACCCAGCGCCAGGATCGCGCGCGGCCGGCGGTCGCCGATGGCGGCGTCGAGGTTGGGGCGGCAATGGTTGAGGGCGGAGAACTCCCACGGCGCGCCCGAGAGCCAATTATTCGGCGGGCGGCAGCGGAGGGTGTTGGTCAGTGAGAATTGTTGCCGCGAGTAACCTATCCGTCGGAATGTCCGCTCCAGCAGCGACCCGGCGGGGGCGTAGGGACGCAGCGGCAGTTGGTCGCGGGCTTCCATCTCGCCACTCGCTTCCGCCACGATCATTACGCCGAGCGATCCGGTCCCCTCGACCTGAGAGAAGTCGGTGCCTCGGTGCTGCAACTGGCAGCCGTCGCAACTGGAAGGCTTGGCTCTCATAGATACTTATCCTTGATGTCACGCAGCCAGAACACCTGCTTCGTGGTGCAGTAGTCGCAGTCCGCCATCTGTTCGACGAACTCGCGCTCCTTCGGCGTCATCTCCTCGGTCACTTCCTCAAGCAGACGCACGATAGTGTGTGCCTCCTCAATACGCGAGCGCTCGTCGCCGCCGCTTTCAGTCGTTAGTGTGTGATAGGCCATCGCCGTCCTCCAGAGGGCTTGCTACGCACGAATCCTTACCCCCTTGTGCATCCTTCCCACCCGCATCTGGAACACCCTGCCGAACGGCATCAACGCTTGGTTCGGCGGTCCCCAACCCCACACGTCGCGCCCCTCCCACCCCAGATCGCCGTCCTTGATCGTCACCGCGCCCGCCTTGACCAGCCGCATGGCCTCGGAGCGAGAGGCGGCAAATCCCGCCGACACCAACAGCTTGTCGATGTAGACGATCTTGTACTCCACGGAGCCGACAGGCACGTCCACCTTTTCAATCGGCCTTGGCATCGCTCTCGCCCTCCTCAAACGCTTCCGGGTACTGCGCCCGCACCTTGGCCTCGCCGAACTGGGCGAACATGCGGTCGCGCAGCGCAGGGTTGCGGGCGATGTTCAACGCCGCTTGCTTGCGCGCGGACTCGGTTACCGGGCCCCACTCGGTCATTATCACGGGCGGCTTGCTGCTGTCGTCTACAGCCATCGTCGTACCCTCGGATCACATTTACACTGAGTTATAAATCGTTCCTTCTGCCCCACGATCCGCAGTCCCTCCAACGTTCTGGCCCGTGACATCGCAACATAGATCATCCCGTAACTGGAGAAGAAATGGTCCCGCACATCGACTTGGAGGCGATCCAAACTCAGCCCTTGCGACTTGTGTACCGTGCTCGCATACGCCAGTCGCACCGGGAAGAACTCGCACTGGCCCTCGACGTAGCGCCGCTTGTCGGGCATCCAGTGCGGTCGCGGGAGCCACTCGCCGTGTCCGGTTACGCCGTCCCAGCCGGTGGGCTTGCCCTTGTGGCCCACGTCGCGGCAGACGCGCTCGACTCCCACGACCGCACCATTACGAACGAGTTCCACACACAATCCTCCTGGCGTCTGCTCGATTACGTGCCCGCAATCCCCGTTCGCGTACTCCATACGCCCCTCATCGTCGTAGGCGTTCGCCAGCAGCATGACATAGGCCCCGCGCTTCAACTTGACCCCCTCCGGCACCTGCTTCCAGTCGCCGCGCTGCTTGCCCCAGCGGCGGGAAGCGAGAGTGAACGTCGGCCCCGGCAGGCGGTCGAGGGCCATCCCGTTATATCGGTCCACGGCGTCGTTCTTGGGGACGATGGTTGTGCCATCAAAGTTGATGTCCAAGCCAGTGTGCCATTCAAGGCCGGACTCGGACAACAACGCGGCGGCTTGGCCACCGTCCCCACTGCGGGCAAAGTTGAGCGCGTCGAGGAACGGCCCCAGCCCCTGCCGCCACACCTTCGTGAGCCGGGTAGTATGCTCATCGAAGCGCCGCCATTCGTCGGACTCGAACGCCCATCGGGCGCGGACGGGCGGCAACTGGGCGAAGTCGCCCACGAGGCACAATCCCAAGGGCGGCGCGCCCGTGGCGGACTTGAACGAGTTGGCCACCCGCGTGGCGCGGACCAGGATGCCGAGCTGGTCGCCGTCCATCATCGACACTTCGTCGATCGCCAGTCGGCGGTAGTCCTCGCGGATGGCCTTGAGCTTGCGTACCAGTTGGCCGGATAGGTAGGCGTCGCGGAGGCTGTCGGTGTCGAAGTAGCCAAGCGTAGAGTTCAGGGTCACCGCCCCGAGGTTGATGGCCGCGATCCCGGTCGTAGCACAGAGGAGGCCCCACGATGGATCAGCGACGATGGCTTCGCGGACGGTGTGGGTTTTGCCGCTCCCTGCAACTCCGCAAATGAACTCACATGGGAATGCAGTGTCACCGCCAGATTCGCCGGGAATGCCGGCGGACTCGCCGCCGTCCTCGGCAAGCAGTATTGGCACCTCCTCGACGGCTTCTGTGCCTGCGGCGACACGTTCGGTATCTCCGTCAGGCATTGCCACCATTCGTAGCGGCGTCGGTCCTCCGGCAGCAGGCCGAACGATCCCAGTACCAGCGTTCGCAGCGTCAGGGGGACGTGGTGAATCGGGCACAGCAGCGTCGATAGGGAATCCATGCGGCATCCTCAGCTCCTCACATACACCTGCGTTATCACATCCGCCAGCACCGCCCGCCAGCGACACTCCGCACAGTACACTTCCACCTTGTCCACGATATGCTTGGTGAACCCGTTGGCAGGGGCCAGCATGGGCGTGCCTTGTCCGCACTGCGGGCAGCGAGGCATCCAGTTCTCAGTTGCTTGGCTGGCCATCATCCACCTCGACTGGTATGTAACGCAAGCCGTTCGCGTCACGAGTTATCAGGTGCGACTCTTGATCGTCCTGTGTATATAAGCATACTTGGAACATAGGGGTCATCCAGCATGGCGCAGAGCGCGTGAACGCCACGAACGATTTAAGTTCCCACAGCATAAGAGTAAGAAGGGACGCGGGTAAGGGATTAGCCTCGGTCCCGCGTCCGTCGGCGGCATCGCCAGAGCGTTGGCCGCGCCGCCGAATCCGTTGCTCACTTCCCCGTCGCCGCGTGCCCCGTGCCCCGCGTCGGCTGCGATTCGGCGAGGGAATAGAAACCTACGATCCGCGGCTGCGCCCGCACCATTGAGTTGCACGTCCCACACTTGGCCATCGGGTCGTGCTCGCCCGGAACCTTGGTCGCAGGGAAGCGGTGCATCCCTTGCAGGAACGGTCGCGGGGCGCGGTCGCCCTTCTTCTTCGCCGACTCCTGACAGTGCTGGCACTCGGCGGACCATGACGTTTCGACCACCAGCTCCGGCTCGGCGGCGAGGGTCGCCAGCAGCAGGTCGATGATCACCTTATGCGTGGCGGCGGGCGGCGTCGGCTTGCCCAGTTTGCGGATCAGCGTCGCCGCTTGGCTGGTCCCTTTGCGGTCGTCGATCAGCGTCTTGACCCAATACTCGGTCAGCTTGACGCCGTCGTTCTTGCCCGAATGGTCGATGATCGAGAACTCCACGTTGGTGGCGAAGAACGGCGCTCCGTTCGCCATCTTGGGCCGCGAGAACACGGAGTACCGCTGTTGCTGCCCCTTGTCGTCCTTGATGTCCACCTGCTTGGCCTTGGCGCGCCACTTGCCATCGGGGAGCGGAGGCAGGATCGCGTAGGCGTCAGCGCCGGAGTCGGTGAGCGTTTCCGACGTGAGCCGGGGGTCGTTGGGGTCGATGAGTTGAGGTTGCTCGCTGGGCGCGGCTGCGGCTTCGGCAGGCGCGTCGGCGTAGGTGACTTCTCCAAATGCGGACATGGTGTGTTTCCTCCGTGAGTGTGAGTAGGCGCGGGAGGCGTCACCGTGCGCGCCAGCACGGCATAGTTGTTTCGGTCGGCTAACAAACTTTATCGTATGGACTGGGCTTGATACCAGCTTATGCGGTTTCTCAACCCAACAACGGCGACCTTTAACTAGACTGAGTTTATGTCAGCCGGAAGTGTCGGTCCTACCGGACGTTGTTGTCTACTGTTGAACAGGCTGCATCCGTACTCTGAGTCCTCTCGCTCTTTCGGGACGGGCCGCTAATATGCGTCCAGTGTCGCCACCAGACCGCCCATCAAGCCTGTATCGCATTGCGTCAACATTATCGAATGTGTCCTTCCACATCGCCATACGAGATTGGTAGCGGGGCCGCGAGTTCAACGCGGTACGATCAAGTTTATGAGACTTGCGAGCGCAGCGTAGCTCAATCCCCGCATCAATGTCATTTTGGTGTTGCTACTCCCGCCACCCCACGCCCCAGCTTGGCGTCAGCCTTGGCACGCCAGTCCTTCATCGAATCCGCCCGTCCGGCGCTAAGTTCGTCGATCACGCGCAGGTAGTCGTCGAATCCCGATTCTGTAGAAGGCTCAAAGTATCCACCAGGATAGCGTTTCTCCAACTCCCTGACCGCGCCGTGAGTCACGCGTGGCTTGGCGGGGAACATGATCCCACTCGACGGGTCTGGATGCTTCTTGAAGTAGTAACGGCACACGGTGTCCACAATGTCCGTCTCTATCAGCTCCTCCGGTTTGCACTGCGCTGCGATCTTACCCGGTGGCGGAACCCGTACCTTTCGCGGCACCGCGAAGTCCTGCGCGTGGATTAAATCACCCACCCACGTCGGGATCTGGTTGGTGATCGCCTTACCAGGGACGCTGACGCCATACACTGTCGAGCGGTCGTCATCCTCGCCCTTTTTCTCCAGTCCCGTGAACAGGACGTACTCGACAGGCAGGGACGTGAAATTCATGGTCATGCCGAAGAGTTGATTTTGCACAAAATTGTAGTGCCCTTTCGAAGAACCAGCAAACACTTCCTGCTCGACGTTGCCTGCGATGTTGATAGGCTGGTAGAACTTCGACGTTCCCTCCTCGCCCGTTTTCAGGTTCTTGTCCGCTGCGTGGCGCATGAACATGGTGCCGATCGAGGTGAATCCCTCGACCGCTATCCCACCGATCTCGTCCCAGTTGGCACGGTGGAACTCTACCTTGGCAATATCCGTCTCTTCAGGGTTGCGCGGCCAGTAGCCCTGCGACACCTTGCGAACCACTGGAAGAGGAATGTTCGCCGTGTCACAGCGGTAAGGGCGGATCATCCCAGCGCGGACTTCTTCCTCACATGGCGCCCAGCCGCCGCCGTCAGCGCTGAACAGGAGCGTCGCTTTGCCCGTCTTCTCCGCGATATAGTGCGCGAAGTGGGCGATAGCGGTCGTCTTGAACGAAGACGTTGGCCCGTAGATGCAGCCGGATTTAGCCATTGCCGCCCACTCCTTTCAGGGCCACCCGCGCCGCATCCACCAGCACGGTCATGGCGTAAGTGTTCAGGGTCAGCCCTCGGAGGCGGGCGGCCCGGCGAAGCGCGTTCCTCTGGGCTAGGTTGCGGAACCGGATGCGGATCGACGGGCCGTGCTTGGGGGCGGGTTTGAGAGTGGTGTTATTCATAGTGGTGTTACCATACTCAAGTGGTGATACTTTGTCAAGGGAAATCGCAGCGCCTTCTTGAATTCGCGCAATTACTGACGGGCGAGTGGCAGTAAAGAGATGAGCCGTATCTACTCTCCGCATCCCGATACGGCTCCTACGGGGCGCGGCGGATCGCGTTCCGTGAGTGGCATGCGGCAGGGAAGAGGAAACTCAGCCAAAAGCTGGTGAGTGCTGCACAGCGGCAGAACATGGAATTCGCTGTCAATGGGCACCTCCTTTCCTGAAGAGCGTAGCTTTCATGGAGTTTTCATCCATTCATTCCGGGACGGGCTTCCCCCGGCTAGCTGGCGTCTTCGTCTATGAACGCCGGTTTCAGCGCGCGCTTGGCTTCGCGGACCATTTCCTGCACGTCCCATCGCGTGATTGGTTCGCCAGAAACAGACTTCGCGACCATGCGAGCCGTCTCTTCCGTGACTGGCGTAATCGAATAAATCGCGGACGGGTTGTACATCTTCGTCAGCTTGTAGCCCTTTTTCTTGCTGTCTTCCGGCACATCCACACGGACGAAGCTCGCGCCGCCAAGCTGAACCTCCGTGACTAATCCGGCCAACCGCTGATGGCCGAACAATTCCAAAACGGCCCACTCTTCAAACTTAACTTCGTCATTTTTCACGACGCTCTCCTCCATTCATTCCGGTTGGTGTCCACTCCCTCTCTCCGCACAGACTCGAAACCAGACAAACTACTCAGCCTTGAATTCCTCTTCGATCTCCCGCAGTTCTTCCAGTTCTTCTTCCTGTGCCCATTTCTTTCGGTGTAGACGACAGTCGATGTACCTCCACGGTTGCCGAAGCTTCTCCCGCAGCGCCATTTTCATTAGCGCCCATGCAGCTTTTAGATCGCTGCCGTAGATCGCACGTAGAGGATGTTTCAACGAAACCACGAGCATCCAGCCATCGCAGGGGAGTGGTCCGATCTTCTTGCGAAGCGCGAACGTCTCGGCTACGCGAGAGTACTGCAACCACTCTGGATGCTTGATTGGAATATCGAAATCTTTCCTGCTCATTCACCCCTCCCCCTCAATTACCGCAGTGGCCCGCCTCAACTTCCTCTTCGTCATCGTCGATCACAACCGCAAACGTCACGCTCTTGAACGCGGCCAGTATCTTGAGTTGGTCATCCTCGCCGCCATTCTCACCCTCAAGCACCACTCGCGGCTGATGCTTGCCATCATCGTACTCGAATGACATTTTCACGGTCGCGGGCACCCGATCCGCCTCTGATTCCAGAGCATCTTGAACTCTGCGATTCTGTTAGCGCGAGATACGTAGCCCTTGCCGATCCGGAACTGCGATACGTAGTTATTCATGCACCGATGCTTATGCTCCCGGCGCTTTCGCTTCAGCCGATGCTCGATTGCCATTGTTTACTTCTCCTTTGGGTAGATACCCAGGTATCACCGAATCGGCCCTTGGGCCGCGACGCTATTCAATACAGCGTCCTCGGCGGGATGGTTGGGCTCTCGCCGGCGGAACGCGCCTGTGCCTAGTGGATCACGTCGGGCGTCCTCGCCACCATAGCAAATCGACTTGGCGTAGACGCATTCCACCGGGTAGGAGCAACTGCGCCTCGACATAGGAGCGAGAACGTTTAGTAGATGACGCTTCTCTCCATCGTCCACAGCAGCGTCGATCCGTGCTACAGCCTCAGCGACGCGGCGTTCCTGCGCCTCCGTCTGCTCCACCCAGTCGCGGAGATCGTCGTCCTGTCGGTACACGGTCAGCGGCGCAGGAAACACGTCGTCTAGCGGATGCGTCGCGGTGTAGCCTTGGGCCTGAGCCTCTGACCTATACCCCAAAAGCCTAGGTTCCATGCCTATTGTAGAGTCCTCGGCTGACATGGTTTCGATGCTGGCGTCCAGCATATCAATCCACTGTTTAATTGACATGACCTCCCAGACGGCTTTTGGCCGCCAATTCTTGTAATATAGCTTGGAATCTCCTCCATCATCCTTTTTGAATTCATAACTCCAGCACCAAGAGTTATCAGCACCTTGATACGCACGAATAAGATGCGATCTTTGTGCCCAGACATTTAGACCGAATCTGGCGGCTAGGTCTTTGTCAGCATATCTACTTGATTTGAGCAGGTACTCGTAGCGGATGCCGAGGATGCGGGGCGGAGCGGGGAGTGCCACGAGGTAGTTGTACATCGCCTGAGATGGGGCGTCGATTGGTGGATTGCCTTGTTGGGGCATGATGCGAGAATGCAGCAGAGCCCACCACTCCCCCAGCCGCTTCTCCACTCCCACGCCCTCGCTCAGCCCCTGCATGTCATGCTGCGCGTCGCGCTCCTTGCGGATGTCCCACGACGCGGCGGTCTTGAACGACAGCAGGTAGAGGGAGTTGTCGGCGCGGGACCGCAGGAGGGCGTCGGGGCGGGATAGGAAACGGATCGGACCCAAGTAATTAGGGTTCTCAAATGTGTGGCTACCTTCTACCTTCTTATTGGGGTTATGAGTAGTTCGTGCCCAATGCTCTCCACACTTACGGCAATACGGATCTCCATTCGGATTCAGCATCCACTCTTCCGCCAGTTCCCACTCCTCTTCCCGCTCCACCTCCAGCACCTCGAACTCCTCCAGCAGCGGCCGCAGCCGCCGCCGCGCGTAGGCGCGCACCATCCCCTCGACCAGCGCGGCCTGCTCACGCCAGAGCCAGTCGTCGTATTCCGCAGCGGCGTTGCGCTGCCGACCCAGCAGCTCCGCGAGGGAGGGATCGTCTGGCGACATGCCCAGCTCCTGCGCCGTGGCGGTGAGTTGCGCCGCGAATCCCCCGTCCTTGGGGTCCAGCGCGGCGGCAAGGGCGGTGGCCTCCGTAAGGTCCAGCGCCAAGGCGGAGCGGTGGGTGGAGAAGTCGGCGAGGGCGGCGGCGACCGCGTCATCTTCTATCTTAGTCATCCATACCTTGCTGAGTTCACCCCAAGGCAACTTGATCGCGGGATCGCCGTGCTCCCACATTGCGCCACCGTCACGCAGCAGCGTCTCCAATCCCTTATGCACGGCCCCACCCACGGCCAATGGGAGCGGCTTGCGAGCACTCTCAATCCCAGTGCCGTCCTGGTGGTACTGAAGGTAGCGGAGCCGGGGGCACTGCTGGTAGGCGAGGATGCGCGAGCGGTCAGTATAGACGGTTTTCATCAGATCCGTCCTTCCGTCACTCGGTCCACGATCTCGCCGATCTCTGCCACGGCCTGTGCCGTCCCTACGACCAGCGCAGCCTCGTCCTCTGTAGCCGCAAGGATCGGCGCGCAATCTCCTTTGAGCACATATCGCGTCTTCTTCTCCGTGTGCGCCGGGATCACCTCTTCAGGTACCTCAACCTCTTCCGTGACCGTTTCGACCGTGCATGTACTAGGCGTGCTCATGCCTAAGATCAACTTGACACCCATCACATCGGCGGTCAAGGTAAGACGGTTGCTGCTGTCATCGAAGCCCTTGGTGAACTTGCCCACGGCTGGCAGAAGGCGCTTCGCCAACACCTGTAAGGGATTACTTTCTGTCAGAGTTTGAAAGTCGGCGGTGATGCCGCGCTGGACATAGAGTGAGCAGGAAATTTCCGGCGCGTCTCCATAGGTGGTGATAGTGCAGTAAGCTTCTACACCATCCAAAGCGTCATCCAGCCCAATGTGCTTAGCGGCGGCCTCAATTCTAGCCACCCGTGCCGCTAGTTCTCCGACCCAACTGTAACTACTTAACAACTGTTCTTTCAATGCGTTAGACATATCGTTGCGGCCTCCTAGCCGCGTCCCTCGTTGGTCAGTGGCGAACGTTGAGCCAACATACCACGCCCTCACCACGGTGTCAAGGGAAATCGTACGCGGGCGTGGAATCGTGCGACCACGGTGACGCGGGAGTGCGCGGGGAGCAAGTAAAGTCCCGTCTCTGCCAAGGGTTACAAGCCAACCGACCACAAAAATAGTGCGTATAATTCCTCTTGACTCTAACACCGCCCGAATATCCGACAACGATTCTACGCACGGCGTTTTGCCTTCTTTCGCTTGCGTGGTTTTTTGCGCTTCGACTTCGGACGGTAGGCCAGCACAACATCTGCCGTTTTCTTCAACGCCTCAAGACCGTCAATCCGATTCAGGGTCGCTTGAGTGGGAGCAGAGTTCGCGCGGCCAGATGCTAAGTAGTAATCTCTGGCAATCTCTTCACGGGTGCGGAGTTTCATGCCGTCAACCCCGCATAGGTCAGGCGCTCCTTCGACGTTTCGCATATTGATTCCTTCGCTTCCGGCGCTTGGCCGCTTTGGTCTTGGGTTTCGGACGATACGAGAGAACTTTGTCCGCGATTCGATCTAGCTCTGGGGGAGTTTTCATGATTTGCCTCTACGAGAGTCCCACGCAACTTGTCAAGGTCATCGCCAGAGCCACACGCTTCGCGGAGACGCTGGAGCATAAACCATGCGGACTTCTGAGTGACACCAATCTCTTTCGCCAGTTGCAGGCTAGAGATACCCTTCCGAGCAGTCACGAGCAGGTACATGGCGTAGAGCCACTTGTGCAAGGGAATATGGCTGCGCTCGAAGATCGTGCCCGTGCGGATTGTGAAATCAAGGGCACAAGCATTGCAGCGATAGAAGCCAACCTTGGGCTGCTTGCCGATACGCTCACGACCCTTGCACTCAGGGCAGAATGGGCCATCGGGCCAGAGCCGGGATTCAAGATAGAGCCGTGCCGACTCAGCGGTCGGGAACATCTCGAAAAGCTGGAAGGTGCTGATTGTGCTTTTGCTCATAGGAATAGCCTATTTCGTCTTGAGTTTGCGGATCACGCGCGCAACTGCATTCTGTCTTGGTTGTTCACCTTCCCGGCCACTAAGGGCGGTTTCAAGGATACTGATAACCACCGACCGCTCAAACTCAGTAACCACTATTTGATGGCCCGAGATGAACGGGTAATTGCTCATATCCTCGCGGCATCTTCCGCAGACGGTAATCTCTTTCCCGCCGATGATCTCTTTTTTCCTTCCCCATTTAAGTTCGTCATGGCTGCAAGGCGCGAGAGGAGGAAAGCTATTAGCTTCGGTGAACGTCATGCCCGCTCCTTAATGGGACACAGGTGCATTTCGACGGAGTTTTCTTGCACTTGGGGCAGTATGGCCGATACGCATGTTGAGAAATCCACTGCGTTTTCCAATACCGTCCGCACTTGCAAGGCTGCTTCATTAGTCTCTAATCCGCATTTCCCATTGGCCGTTCCAGCCCAGGCGCTCACACTCACTAGGCCCGACTTCGGCCAATTGCCCTGCTGTGTTCCGCGTGGGGAGTGAACGCTAGCCGTTACGGTGCAAGGCCCGATAACGATTCCATTGACGATTTCGATTCCGCCTATCATCTCTGCGACCCCTTTACTGTCCCTATAGTAGATAACTCGCTGCATTTTGTCAAGGACTTTAGTCGCTTTGTTCTGAAAGGGTTAGCGACTCATGTATATAATTCCCCAAAGTATCTAGGCCCTCTTGTGCTTTCCGTGGATGCCGCGTTAGGCCACATTTTGGGCGCAAGTACTGCGGTTACCATCGCCGAGTATTAAAAGTAGTTGACGGGATTGACACGAAGGGTGTAGATATGTCACAGTTTGCCTGAGGTCGCCGGAGCGGAACAGGGATGAACCGCTCAGACTTCACCAGGGGGCCGTGCTGGGAACACGGCCCTTTCAAACTCTTTACCCAGAAGAGAGAATCCCCTATGTGTACCACGTCTCCGCTCGCCGTATCGCCCGACCATCCATCGCTCCACACTCCTCCAACCCTATCCGACATGCAGCCCCTTGGCGGGCTCATCTTCGATCCATCCACGGCCCGCTGGACTGTGCGCCAGGATCTCGATATCCCCTTGGACGCGGACCAGGATGCAATGTCCTTCGCTCTGCTGGCTAGAGACAACCCCGCCGACGAATCCAATTCGTTTCGCTCCAAGGCCAACGCCTACGTCGCCTGCCGCCGGCTCGCCCGCCGCGCCGAGTGTGAGCACGGCGACGAGGCTCGTGTCTATTATGTATTCTGTGGGCAGAAACTTCTGTGCCGTAACTGCGGCACGGGCGAGTCTCTAACTCGGCAACTCAAGCGAGAGAATATCGAACTCTATGCGCTGGCAAACGCATCTCGGCATCAGGTACAGAAGTTCTCGTTGGAAATTGGTACGCCTTGTGGAGGGCCATTTCCAGAGATGGACCTCGACGCGCGGTTCAAACTCTCCAAATTCCTATACCGCAAGCTCAAAGCTGCGCTGGATCGTCAAGCGGAGGCCCCCTACGGGGCCAAGTTCTTTCCAGTGCTTGATCCTGGCGCACGCAGCCTTAGCTTTCATGTTCTATGGATAGACATGCCGCGTACACTACACAAGATCCGCAGCATGTGGGAAGCGATTTGCGTTCGCAACTGGAAACGGATCGCGCAAGTTTTGCTCAAGGCACGAGGCATCGTGCTATCCGGTAACTCAGACTGGTCGATACTCGTGCTGCACGAGGCATTACACGCCAACGCTATCGCCTGCCAGCCCCAGACTCAGGTTACCAGCCAGCAATATGACCAAGGCTCGGCGGCTAAGTCCTTGGCGTCATTGTTCAGCGGATTAGCACCAATTCTTACGTACTCCGCGAGGGCGCGCCTGAAATACGCGGAGCCGTTGTTTGGCCAGCAACTTGGCATCACCAGCGGATCGCTCCGCGGCAAAGCTTTGGAGGACGCAGCGGAAGGCTTGTGGGAGGACGGACTGGTTGACGACGAAGACGATGGACATGGCGAATGCAGCAACCATCACACTCCGCTAAGGATGAGTATGGCCGCACCTGCACCTGTGTCCGAAATCCAGCGTATATTTCCCCGAGTGTGGTTTGGCCCTATAGCGACCAATAGGGTGAAACCGCTACACGCGCCGCAGTGTTGCCACGCGGCTATCGTGGCACAAGCGTCCTCGCCGCCCTCCTGACGCCTCCGGCGTGCCACCCGAGCACACATTTTCACAGGTTGCAGGTGCGCCGCGGGAAGGCCTCGCCGTCAGCGCCACCATCCAAGCTCAATCGCCGCCACTCCCCCCAGCCCCCACAGCGCCATCCCCACGCACAGGGCCAGCAGCCAGTTCAACCAGTCGCGCCATCCCGTCGCGCGGTCCTCCAGCTGCCGCGCAGCGTGGTCGGTCCATTGCATGGTCATCGCGCACCGCCACTGCCGGCACCGCCGCGGGCCTTCGCAATGGCCGCCTCAGTCTGTTTGATAATCGGCTCCCAATCCCATGCGGCCTGCTTCTTCATTAGCGGCAGCGCGGCCTCCCAGCATCCACAGACAAGCTTTCTATCGTTATCTCCGGTGCGTGATACCCAACTGGTCTGAGAGTACGGGCGCATGTGGTATCCGTAATCGAAAGCTTCCCAAGGCGTCGGCGTGTGCTCCACTTTCGTGTCATCGCCTCTGTCGATCAGCGGATGTTTTAGTATCAGGTCGTTGGTCATTGTGTCCCTTTCCCCTTTCGTGTGCGGCGCAGCCCTACGGTGCCAGTTCGCGCTTTAGAATGCTCTCAGCATCCACGTCGCAAAGCTCGTCTTGACGCATCGGCCAAAGTTGATTCCAATCAAGAGTGCTCTCGTGCTGCTTGATAGACTCCGTCATCACGGTTTTACAGTGCCGCAACAGCGTTAACCTCTCGTGCTGTGGAAGCCTGTTCCAAACCCTGCCTAAAAGTTTCATATTCCTCCTCCTCGTTTCGTGTGCGGCGCACGTAATCAGCTACGCCAACTATTTGTCGTAGAATCCGGCTTCCTCGACAGTCTTGAATCCCTTCTCCGGCGTGTAGACGGCTGACATGGCCCACCCCGCCTTGACGAACTGCTCGGCTGAGTGGCGATCCCACGGCTTTCCGTGGTCCCAATCCGTGCCTTTGGTCGCGAGGTGCTCCACAAGTTCGGCGGGCGTTGCGAAGGCCTGGGTTATTGGCGTTCCCTCCGTGAGCCGGGTCGAGAGAAATTCATCGGTCGGAATCTCGTTCGGTGCCAACATGGGTTTCCACATAAAATTAGTTCTCCTTCGGATTCGGAATCGGATTGTCGTTGAACGTGCCCAAACCAAGATTACAATGCCGATGCAACACGCCTCGAAACTCACCCGTGACATGGTCATGGTCCGCACGCGGTGTAGGTTCGTTTGGTAGAAACGGCAAACCACACAGCCCGCAAACACCGTCCTGCGACTCCAGTTTCGCCGCGAATTGTTCGGGTGTAATCCCGAGACGGCGTAGCCTATCATAATGCTGACGGTGCTCTTTTACTTCCGCACGTTGGGAGATGTAGACTCCGTGTTCGCACTTCCCTGATGGTGGCACTGAGTCAATGAGCAGCGCGATCGCCAGCTCGTCTTGCTCTTCCATCATCAGTTCCTGCTCGAAGTTGTCCAGCTCTTTCTCCGTTGGTTCAGTCGTTGAGCAATTTCTCCTTTAAGAAAAAGAGTCCGCGCAGTCTGCATAAGAGACTGCGCGGGAAGTTTACGCTTTCACCACTAATCCGAAAGCAACAGTTCCGGACTTTACGGCGCGGCAGGTGATTGTTGTTTCTTCAGCAGAGGGCAATCTCCAGTCACAGACACCAGCGAAGATCCTTAGTCTCACAGTGATGTCAAGTTTGCACGTGATCTGAAAGCCAGCTTTGATACCCTCGCCAGCTTTGATACCCCTGCCAGCTTCGATACCCCTGCCAGCTTCGATACCCCTGCCAGCTTTGATACCCTCGCCAGCTTCGATACCCTCGCCAGCTTCGATACCCTCGCCAGCTTCGATACGAACGCCAGCTTCGATAACCCCGCCAGCTCTGATACCCCAGCCAGCTTCGATACCCTCGCCAGCTTTGATACCCTCGCCAGCTTTGATACCCCCGCCAGCTTTGATACCCTCGCCAGCTTCGATACCCCAGCCAGCTTTGATACCCCCGCCAGCTCTGATACCCCCGCCAGCTCTGATACCCCAGCCAGCTTTGATACCCCCGCCAGCTTCGATACCCCTGCCAGCTTCGATACCCCTGCCAGCTTTGATACCCTCGCCAGCTTTGATACCCTCGCCAGCTTTGATACCCTCGCCAGCTTCGATACGAACGCCAGCTCTGATACCCCAGCCAGCTTCGATACCCTCGCCAGCTTTGATACCCCCGCCAGCTTCGATACCCTCGCCAGCTTTGATACCCTCGCCAGCTTCGATAACCCCGAGTACACTTACTGAACACTCAAAAACTAAGCGCCCAGCAGCGAATATGTGTTTTGTGCCGGCAGTGACAGCAGTCACCGTCTTTATATCTGTTGTTCTGCCGAAGTTTGCGAGAAGCCAAGAAGCCCAGTCAGGCTTGTCAGCAGCCGCCAGCGCATCAAGAAAAACTTGATACTCAGCGCCATTGGGAAGATTCTCTTCAACCCAAGTCATTCCAGCTGAGCAAGCACCTTTGCTGCGCAAGAGTTCGAGTGTAATTTTCATTCTCTGCTCCTTTTCCATTGCCACAGCGTTATTCGCTTCCGGTCGTCCCCTTGTTCCGGCATAGCTCATTTTCATTAGGGGGTCTACGGGTGCTGAGCGAATGCCAGAAGGTTCATAGATGTGGGAAAAGTTCGGATTGCCTTCGCCAAGAATGAAGGATTCTTCCATCAGTAAACGCCAATGGCCCCCAACCTCTGCCAAAACTTGTGCCTTGTCGTCAATGAATCGAAGCCATATCCCGCTAACTTCAACGGTGTTCGGCTGCTCTAGAAGTTGTAGAATTACTCGCTCTGCATCAATGACAGTTAGGCAATTCGCCGTTTTGTAGGTCTTCGCCATGTCGAGAAGTTTTCGGAGTGCTTCCAAGTCTTTAGGTGTCATATACGCCCCATCAATGGTTGTGAACTCATCGTACTAGAGATCTACTGCCAGAGCGTAACGTACCGCAGTGTTTTAGGTTGGCCGAACATATCCGACCACTGGTAAGTTGCACGTACCAGATAAGGCTTGCGGCTGACTTTGCCGTGCAAGAGTTTATAGGAGACATCGTTAAAGAAGCGGCGATTCTCGCGGGAAAACCAATTCGGCTGTGCAGCTCTGACCTCGCTCATTGTCGTCATCTCATCCTCCATTCCATCTAGTAAGTCAGCAACCACCTGCTAGTTGCTCAAACGTGCGCCAATGTCGCCACGGACGCACGTTTCGGCAGCTCTACAGTTGCGAGGTCGATGGGACTGCCGAAACTGGCTGCCCTACGCTGCCATCCAAGACTATCGGAGTCTGGAGTAGTGGCTTCAGATCGTAATGGCTGTAATCAGATTCAATACCGTTCTGAGTGAACCGTGGTTTTCGCAGCCACGATTGCACGCCAGACTTTTGCAGCGCTTGTGCGTAGTCTATTGCTTCCATGAAGTAGATGAACTGTGCGACGCGCGTACGACGTTTGATCTCTTTCGGCGCAGTCGCGCAATCGTGGCGAACGCCATCCTTACAATAACCACAATGATCCTGATGGCGAATTTCGACCCAATACTGTGCATCCTGCTGAAACTGCTTATTGCTAGAGTGTGTCATTGTAAGTGGCCTCGCAGAGTGAAGTAACTTCGCACCGCCCCTGGCACGCAGAGGCGGTACGCTGGTACTTCGCCTACTCCGTCGCGTTGCAGCATGGATCATCGGCGTCTACCGTGCATCCACACTCAAAGCACTCGCGTTGCTTCACCCACTCCATGCTCCCAGCGTCCCACCTTGCTCCCTGATTCGGGCATCCTGCCTCATGGCAGAACACTCCGTTATAATAGGCCGCTTGGCACTGGTTGCACTTGGCGAACCGCTTGCGTGGCATTGGAGGAATTAGCACACTAACCTTGGCTTCGGACATCGGTTGGAATCGCAGCATCGTTGTGGCCTCGCATGGTGGATTGTCACTACGCGGTGAATCGTACCGCAATACGCGGTGACGTGTCAAGGATTATATTGACCACGTTATCAGCGACATAGCCCACACTATTATCGGACACTAGCGTGGATGGTATGCGTGGCGAGGGAAAATAGACGGGTATGGAAGCGATAATGGAGGGTAAGGGAGTGGGGGAGGGGTGCGTCATTTCACACAGCGTCATTTCGCGCACCTACTGCGTCTTTTCACGCACCTGCGACGGCCAGTCCCCCTAGTCCCCTCAGTCCCGCGTTCCCCTCCGCCCACCCGCGTCCTGCGTCCTATGCGCCAGCAGCTCCCGCCACGAGCACGCCGCCACCCGCCACCGCGACGCCACCCAGGGCGATCCCGCGACTGGTGCCGGCGGATGGCGGCCGGCTGGCGCCAGGTGGCGGCGGCGCGAGTTGTCCGGGGAGGGCGAGCCCGCCACGACGTTGACGTGTCCGGTAGCCCTCCCACCTTCCTCACCACAATTTTTATATTATTTTTCATACTCCGCCCGCCGCCGAGTCCGCCGTTGGGTCCGCCCCCACTGTCGCCCCCGTCGCCACGGTTGGGCCTTGACAAGCCACGGTGAGTGTGCTACCATGCGTCATGGTCATCGCACTGCTGATCGTAGTGGCAGTCGTCGCTATCGTGGTGATTACTATGCACTTAGAGCACACACTGGAGCGGCTGTTGCGGCAGGGGGAGCGACAACTCTGCCTGCTGGAACGGCTGCTGGAATTGTTGGAGCCCTCCCCTCTCCCCCCATCGCCCACCGCCTTTGCAATCAACCAAATCGTATCCCCAGGAGACTTAACCATGAGCACCGGACCTGTAACACCTCAGATCCTTGGCATCACCCTTGGCAACGTGGGCACGTTTAACACGCTTGTCACCGCGCCGGCGGGGGCGTCATTCCCCACTGGCACCACTTTCGCATGGACGACCTCGGACCCGCTTACGACCCTGACGCCTAGCACGGACACCACGCAGGTGGCGGTTGCAACGACTACCAGCGATACGTCGCCGTTGTTCACGCTGACCTGTGTCGCCACCATGCCGGGCGGGGCCACGCTGACCGCAACCGCGTCCGTACCGCTGAACGCGCCAGTGGTGACGTCACCGCCGACGCCGACCGCGTTCGCCATCAACCAACTTTCGTAGCCTAATCGCGGTGGGCCGCCGACCGAAACTGGCGGCAATTCAACCAAGGATACTCACGATGCCGGACCGCCAATATCCCGTGGACGCCATTGGCAACACCATCCGCAAGGGTGACCTGCTGAGGGTCACCCTGCCGGAATCCGCGCTGATATTCACCGTCGCTAACGTGGAACCTGCGGGAGTGTTGTCCGGTCCCGGCGGCGCTCCCATGGACCTGCAAGGCACGATCACGCTGGTAGTACAACTCCCGGTGCCCTACGTCGGCGGGGCGCGCATCGGCAACATGCTGGTGCTGAAGAAGCCGGAACCGGACGCGATAGTAACGCAATGACCACCGAGCCGCACAATTCCGAGGAACCCTCCCCCGACGCGATGGACCGCTTGTGGGCGGCGCTCGACGCTTCCCTCGACCCTCCGCCGCCGCCCGTGGGCACCGTGGGCGCGCTCGAATGCCTGCGCTGCGGCTGGCGCTGGGACCCCCGCCTGCCCACGGTCCCGCGCTGCTGCCCCAACCCGCTATGCCACTCGACCTACTGGGACCGCCCGCCGCAGCGCGCCCGCGCCCGGCGGCCGGAATCCACCGACCTCGACGAAGTGCGGGCGCAACTGGCTCGCGATCGGGGCACGGCGCTCAAGCTGCGGAAGCTGCAAAAGGTGCGCCGCGTGGCGCGGGAAGTGGGACTGGAGCTGGTGGACGACCGACCTCGCAACCGACGCGGCAGCAGCAACGCTCCCAAGATGACGATCCTGCCCGCGTCGCAGGCTCCGGTCGCGGGGATCGCGGAGTTGCGGCGGGAGGCGGCGGCGCGGGACCGGGCGACGGTGACGCCACCTGCGAACGCGTTCCGCCCTACCGTGCCACCACCGCCGGGGCTGGACGATTTGGATTCGGATACGAAAGGATGACTATGAAAAAGGGAGAGAAGAAATCACGCACAGTCGAGGTCGCTGACACTACGCCGCTCAAGTGGCCGGAAGGCTACGGGCGCACGCTGATTAACGACCGACAGGACCGCGCTGCGTGGAAGAAACAATACTCCATCTACAAGGACGCGGTGGTATCAGAACTGGAGCTACTTGGCGCGTCCGCCGTTACCATAACCCGCAACCTGCCCTCCGACGAGCGCATGGACCCAGGCGTAGCAGTGTGGTTCTCGCGCAAGAGGTCGCAGGACACCTCGTGGCAAATCCAGCTCCATATCGACAAACCCAACCCGACGCGGCAGGAAATAGAATCTGCGTTCAAGCGCCTTGCCGCTGACCACCATCCCGACCGCGTGGCGGGTGGCTCTGGCGGCGACGTTCGCATTTACATGAAACTCGAAGCGGCGAAGCGTCAGGCAATGGCGTGGATTCGTGGTGAGGGGGCGATGGACCTAGACTCTTGTATCCCTTGCGACGATTACATTGAAGCGCGCCAGAACCTCGCCGCGATCAAGCTGATCCTGAGCCATATCCGAGCACTGGAACGGCTGGGCTCCCCGTTCATCATGGAGCGTGTGATGGAGCGGACGTTCCGGGCGTCGCTGCCTGCTCCATCCGCGAAGGAGGTGGATGATGTCGTCGCAACCGTTGCTTAGTACCTCCATGCGGGACGAATCGCGCTATGGCGAGGGGTCGGACGTGATCGCCGCCTTGCGCGACCGCGTGTCTCACCTTGAACGCCGCATCGAGGGGCAGGAGGCGCGCATCGACCTTGTGAAACGCGATGCGGTAATCGTCCTGCTGAACCTTCTCGGACGGTCGCTCAAGCACGTCGCGTCAGGCGAGTTCGACATCGAAGAGATAGCGGCGAGTGTTGCTACCTCGGCGACTGGTATCTCTGCGACTGGTAATCCGCGCTGGGACGCGATCAAACAACGTAACCCCGGCCGCATCGCGCAGGCTATCGAAACTCTGTTGGTTCATGGCACCATGAGCACCGCACAACTTGCCGCCGCAATGCGTATGAACCGCTCCAACTGCTCCAACAACGTGGTCACTAAAATGAATAGCATGGGGATGCTGCAACGAGATGGCAGCAACTGGAAGCTAAAGGATCTCCCATGATCGCCACCTCCCCCACCCACCTCGTCTCCGTCCCTCCCGCCACCGAGCGCGCCATCACCGCCCGCTGGCACGAGTGGGACGGTCGGGTGCTCGTCCGGTGGGGCGACCGCGCGCCCTTGGGGCTGGAACGCGCCCACCGCGAGTGGATACTGGCCCTCGTAGCCCGCGGCATCCCCATGCGCGCCATCCGCCGGCTGAACCTCGACGATCCCCGCGTGCCTCGGCTGGAGTTGATGGCCCGCGCCGAGTTGTATACTGACCGCAGCCGCACCAAGAGAGGAACACAGAATGCCAACGCACTCGGAACTGATACTCAATAAGGCCCTCAGCGGCCCTGACCTCGCGCAGGTGATCGAGAACGACCTGCACCGCATCCTGTCGTCGAACGGCTACCTGTCCCCCCACGTCGCCTACCAGCGCGTCGCCTACGACATCCGCGTCACGCTCCACCTCGGCAACCCTTCCGTCCCCGCGCCCGTGGTCGAGCGCGTCACGTCGCACTCCGCGTCGCAGCAGCAGGTGGCAGAGTCGCCGGGCCTAGCCGCGCTGGAGGGGCCGCCGCCGCTGGTGACACCACCGCCCGACTCCATCGTCTCCTCCGACGCCCTGCACCGCGACATCACCTCTCCCAACCTCGTCCGCATCGAGCACGACCTCCCCGTGGAGATCCTGACCCGCGACAACGACGGCCATGTGCAGGAGCGGCGGGTGGCAGGCAAGTCGTGGGAGGGCACGGACGGCGCGGGGTACGAGGTGCCGGGGATCGAGGACTTGAGTGAGGAAGCGCGGAAGGAGCTAGGATTGGCATGACCCTCGGACTCGCACGAGCGCTGGTCTACTTGAAGCGGATTGCGGCGGCGCTCGACCGCGCCTACCCGCCCCCGCCCGCCATGCCGCGCCGCCGCCTCCGGCCCGACTTCTCCGTCGCCACCGTAGCCGACTTCGACCGGGGCTACGACTCCCGCGCCCAGGTCCCGCCTGACCCGGAAGACGTCGCGCCGCGACCGTTCAAGGAGGTGCCGCTGCCGTGACTCCTCGACGAGTGTTAGACCTATTCTGCGGCGCGGGTTTGACTTATTTTGTGGTATCATGGACCCATGAAAACGCGCACCTGCCGTTACCAGCCATGCAGCAAGTCATTTGGCGTTTTTACTCAGGGCGACAACAATCGTCAGTATTGCTCACAGAAGTGCGCCAAGAAAGCCGGCCAAAAGAAGACGAAACTATGGATGCAGCAGCACCCGGACGCGATGAAGGCTTACAACGGAAATCGCCTAGCCAAGAACCCCGGTGCTTGGAGAGAGAAACACCGAGAGGAGCGTCGGCGAATCATAGAGGCTCTTGGTGGAGGTTGTGTTGTCCCTTCGTGTCGGACATCGAATCGAAACTGGCTGCATGTGGATTATGTTCCGACGACGCGCAATCGGCCATTCCGCCATCCCCGACATCCGGGGTATGTGCTTAAACACCTAAAGGAGTTCAGGCTGCTATGCGCGAATCACCATTACGAACTGACTCTGACCGGACAAATAGAGGGTACGACATTAACACAGGCAAGGGCATGAGAATATTGGATCTTTTTTCAGGGGCCGGCGGTGCGGCGATGGGGTTGCATCGTGCGTGGCCTGACGCGGAAATCATCGGCGTGGATATCAAGCCGCAGCCGAGGTATCCGTTCACGTTCGTCCTTGGCGACGCGATGACCTATCCGCTGGATGGATTCGACTTCGTGTGGGCGAGTCCGCCGTGCCAATCTTATTCAGCTGCTATGAGGCATCTAGCCATACCACAACCTATGCTTATTGACGCTATGCGCGATAGACTTATGGCCTCGACCGCAGCTTGGGTAATCGAGAACGTAGTTGGGGCACCGCTTCGTGAGCCACTCGTGCTTTGTGGAACCATGTTTGGCTTGCGTATCCATCGCCATCGCCTATTTGAGTCTCCTAGGCTGACCGCCGCCAGACCGCGATGCAATGTTACCAAGCCTATTCTTAATCCCCATAACCACGAAAGTCGCCTTCGCATATATGCTGAGTTTGGACGACAAGACCCTGAGAAGTTGTGGGGGCGTGAGATGGGTGTAGGGTGGATGAATCGCCACGAGACGCGAGAAGCCATCCCGCCAGCCTACTCCGAATACATAGCGAGGCAACTCCCGTGAGCCCTCTGCCCATCGCCCGCCAGCGCGCCCTCGCCTACGACATGCTGGGCGTCCCGCCTAACACGGTCGCCGAGGCCCCGCGCATCACGCACCTGATCGCCAAGATTCGCGGCGGCCTCCCTGCGGCACTGGAGGCCCTGCGTGCCTCTGACGCTCCCGAAGCACGCAAGTTCATCGCCCGCTACGACAACCTCCTCTACCCCTCCTACGTGCGCCGCGTGCTGCCGCTGGAAGCGTTCGCGGTCGCCGCTGGCATCTCCCCCACGCGCCTGTTCGGCGTGATTGCGGAAGCCATCCGCGTGCAGGCGCAACAGTTGGGCGTCGTGAAGGCGGCCCAGCGTCACGAAGAGATCGTGGACGTGTCATCGGAGTGCGCGGCTAATCCCTTAGGCGTCGAGGACCGCATGGCCCACCTCAAGCACATGGCCTTCCTGCCCGCCGCCAAGGGCGCGCAAATCTCGATCGTCACCAACGCCACCGCCACCGCAACCGCCGACGCCAAGGCCGCTGCCATCGCCGCCCCCGCGCCGGAGGACACCATCCGCCGGATCGTCGAGGCGCGGCAGCGGAACGCCCAACTGGTCGCGGGGCAACAGCAGGCGTTGCCACCTGCGAGTGAGAGTGTGCCGACGTTCATGCCCGCGCGGGACCGCGACCTAGTAACCGTCGATGGCGACTATGAGGAGGCGGACGAATGAAAGTACGCTTGTGTCGCCAGTGTGTGGCCGCGCAGACCAAAACTGCTACCAAGGAGATGGTGATGCGACTGATACGGAAGGGACTGTGGATGTGTCCCTTTCGTAAGCCTCAGTGTGGCAAGATATTACAACAGGATTGACCGACGATGTACCACCCCACCAAAGTCGCCGCCCGCATCCGCACCGAGGTCGAGGACGTATACTCCTTCACTCCCGTCCCTCACACCATCGACGAAGTCGCCGCCTTCGAGGAGCACCTGCGCGCCTCCGCCAAGTACCAATACGACGAGAACGGCCAGCCCTGTGGCTGCGTCAACCTCGCGCCGTGGGAAGTCCAGTGGCAACTCAACGAACGCTGCCTCGTCATGGTGGACGCTATGTACGCGCTCACCCGCTATTGCTTCGTGATCGACGAGGAGGGCGTCATCAAGCGGTTCGTGCCGCGTGTGGCCCAGCAAATCCTGTTCAACATCATCGCGGACCTCGAATCCCGCGACGTAGCCATCGAAATCATGATCCTGAAGGCGCGGCAGCTTGGGATGACCACCATCGTCGAACTCCTCATCATGCTCCGCATCGTATTCTCCTACGGCGTGAACGCGGTCATCGCCTCCGCCGACCAGCAGAAGTCGCTGATGATGGCTAAGAAACTCCTGATGGCCTACGACATGCTTCCGGTGTGGCTGCGGCCCCAGTACACCGCCCGCGTCGAATCCGACCGGGGCAAGCTGGAATTCGCCTACCTCAACTCCGGCGTCTCGGTGCAGCACGGCAACCAGATGAGCGGCATCGCCCGTGGTGCCACGCCGACCGTCTATCACCTCTCCGAGTGCGCCTCGTTCTCAAACGCCAGCGAGCAGATCGAGGCGGCGCTGTTCAAGGCCGTCCACGCATCCCCTTCCGTGTTCGGTATTCTCGAATCTTCCGGCGAGGGCGACCAAGGATGGTGGCCCGACACCTGGCGCTCCTCGAAAGCCAACTATGCCCTCGGCAAGGCGCGGCTGTGCCCACAGTTCCTGCCGTGGTTCACCGGACTGGACATCTATCCCAAGGCCGCATGGCTGCGCGCCCACCCCGTCCCGCCGGACTTCGCCGCCAACCTCCTGCCTGACACGAAGGAGCAAGTGGCGAAGGCGGAACTCTACGTCCGCACGCACGACATGATCCGGCGGCATCTGTGTAAGCCACATCCTGAGCTAGGGCCGCTGAAGCAGGGATGGTGGGCCGACGGTCGGATGCCGCTGGAGCAAGTCTACTTCTGGGAGGTGGAGCATGAGGAGGCGAAGGCCAAGGGACTCGAAGCCACGTTCTTCCAAGAAATGGCCGGCGACGACATCGAAGCCCTCCAGCGCTCCAGCGAATCCGTCTTCGGCTACGACGTGATGGCCCGCGTGGACCGCGACCGCAAGCGCGACGTGTCCGTCTACGGCATCTCCGGCCAGTCCATCGAAGACGACTACGAGCCCGACCCCGACGACATCGACTACGGCGATCCCGGTCGTCCCACGTCGCGCGTCCCCGTCATCTTCCGCTCCCCCAAGGGCAACGCCTACAACTGGGAGCTGATCCCCCTGCGCCACGACTCCGCCCGCGTCGAAGGCTGGCGCAAGTCCAATCCCGATGCCTTCTGGGACTACGCGCAAGGCAAGTTCTTCGTGTGGCACCCGCCGCGGCCCGGTGCCGACTACTCCATCGGCATCGACTCCGGCGAGGGCAAGGGACAGGACTCTACGGTCATCGTCGTCACCGAGATCGCGCCCCGGCCCGGAATGCCCGACCTCCAGGCCGCCGAGTTCCGCTCCTGCTACGTCTCCCACGTGCAGGCGTTCGCCTTCGTCATGGCCATCGCGGCCTACTACGCCTCCGCCATGAAGGACAATCCCTTGCACCGCCAGCCGCTGGTCGCGCCGGAAGTGGTCGCGTCGGTCGGCGACGTGTGCCTGGTGCAGATGCGCCAGATGGGATACCAGCGGATATTCCGGTTCGCGCGCTACGACAACGCCAAGTCCACGAAGTCGAACAAACTCGGATGGTACACCTTCGGCTGGTCCCGCCCTATCCTGATGTCCTCCTTCATCCATGCCATCGAGAACGGCTGGTACGAGCTCAACTCCCCGTGGACGCTGCACGAATGCGAACACTTCGAGTCCCACTCCACGGCCAGCGGCAAGGTAAAGCAGGAGCACGAGGACGGCGAGCACGACGACGGGATCTTCGCCTCCGCCATCTCCATCGAGATCGTGCGCGGCAAGCAGACGATGACGGAGCGGTCGAAGAAACGGTTCATGGGCGACGCCGGGGCGAATGCGCTGCCGCCGCTGGACCTCAAGCCGTCGCCGGGGATGGTAGTGCCGTCGCGGTCGGTGGACGGATATTTGCCGATCAACATTTACGACCTCTAATGGTATAGTGTCCGCAGGAGGCACGATGGCGATTCATCTCGTTTACTTCGAGTCCGCGACTGGCGAAGTCAGCCTCCCACCTACCGACGATACCCCCTGCCCACCGCAATATGAACGCCGCGAAGCCAACACGCTCGCCGAAGTAGACGCCCTCCAGCGCCGGTTGCAGGCGGCCACCTACGCCCGCTGCCAGCAGGAGCTGATGCGCGACGAGCAGGCGTTCGTCGAAGCCCGCGAACGGACCCGCTCCAGCCTTACCGCCCGCATCGCCAGTGCTGCCACCTCGGAGTACGAGCGCGAGTTCCTGCGGGAGTATATTCGTCTTCGAGAAGATAAACGGGAGAAGTATCGGTCGCGCTTCACCTGCGACGTAGCTTATTTGGAGATGAGAGAGAACGACAAGCCCCGCAACGCAGAAGAACTCCTTGGCGAGGCACTATGAGCGACGAGCAACGCCGCGACGGACGCCTTCACGAGTGGCAGGTGCCACCCGCCGCCACGCCACCCGAACGCCGCCTCGGCTGGCTCAACGAATGCACCGAATCCGGTCAGGCGTGGCTCAAGTCCCAGCGCGGCACGGAAGATTTCAAGGCGGCCATCGACACCATCGCCGGGCGCTCTAGCGGCCCCCAGCCCGCCAAGTACCGCTCCCGCCTCAACTCCAACCATCTGAAGCGCAACGTCCGCGAGGTCGTCGGCACGCTCGCGAAACTCCGCCCGCTGTGGGGCTACGCCTCCGACAATCCTGCCTACGCCGCTTCCGCCCAGATGTTCAACCTCTACACCCGCGCGTGGTGGCTCGAAACCTCCGCCGACCTCGCCATCCGCGAAGCCCTCGCGTGGGCCTCGACCACCTGCACCGGCTGGGTCCGCCCCGTCTACTCCCGCGACATGGGCGGCCAAGGCGAGGGCCAAGTCCGCCTTCTTACCTACGGCGCGCCCTGCATTCTGCCCTGCCAGCTCCCCACCAGCGGCGACTTCCAGCAGGCCTACGCCATGACCATCCTCGACGAGATGCCGATCTACATGGCGCACTCCATGTTCCACAAGCATCAGGAGTGGCTGCGGCCCACCTCCTCGCTCTATTGGTACTCGAACGAAATCCGCAAGTCCGCCACGGGCAACATCTGGCAGCGCATGTTCGGCGGCTTCGGCAAATCCCCCTCGCAATACACACCGGGCATCGCGGACCTGATGATCCCGATCCGCTACACCTACGTCATCGACCTCACTCGTAACACCACCGACCGCGACATCCCGATGGGCGAGCCGGATACCTCATGGGCCTATACCGTGAAGCCCGGAGAGTTGCTGTATCCACGCCGCCGATTGCTGATCTCGTCGGAGTCCTGCCTGATGTACGACAACACGTCGTTCGACTGGCACGGGCGCTTCCCCGGCGTCCCCTTCTGCCTCGACAAGTGGCCGTGGGAACCTCTTGGCTACTCGATGGTGCGCGATGGCTTCGACCTCCAACAGGCGATGACCGAACTCGAACGCGGCACGATGGACAAGGAACGCGCCAAGATGGACCTCCCTCTCGCCTACGACATCAACGCCGTGACCAAGAAGGAGGCGCAGCAGTTCGACCCCATGCAGCCGCGAATGCGCGCCGGGTTCGACGGGACGCAGGCGACCAAGGCGTTCGAGATCCCGGTTCCTCCCGAGGTCTACGTCACGCAGGAATCGACGCTCAAGTTCTACGAGTTGCTGAAGGACGCGATGGATTCGCAGCACGGCATCCACGATATCCAGAATCTGGCGAAGGCACGCATGGCGGGCGACGACCTTCAGAAGTTACTCGAATCCGCCGGCCCCATCGTCGAGGATATGTCGCGCTCAATGGAGCCGCCCATCCGCGAAATCGCATCGCAGGTGAAATTCCTGCTCCTCCAGTACGTCTCCCCCGCCCGCTTCATGCAGGTGGTGGGCGAGGACAACATGACGCGGGAGACATTCGACTACGATCCCACGCGGATGATACCCTCGCACCTGCCCAGCGAAGACCCCGGCACGGGGGACAAGCCCAAGCCGTCGCCGACGGGGATGATCGAGCGGGCGCGGATATTCGCGTCCACGCTGCGGTTCCTCATCACGCCGCGATCCTTGCACGAGATCACGCAAATGGCACAGCGCCTCCTGTTGGTCCAGCTCAAGAAAGCTGGCATCCAGATCGATTCGCAGACCATCGCCGACGCCTGCAACGTGCCCAACTACGGCACCATCGAAGGCTCCACGGTGCGCGAGAAGTTCAAGAAAGAGCAGGAGGAGAACCTGATCTTCGCGGCGCGGATGAAGGAACTCGGCATGTCGCTCACCGAGCAGGGCGAGATGAATCCCGCAGGCGCGGGCGCGGGTGGCAAGCAGCAGGAGGGCACGCCGCCCTCCGGCCAGCAGCAGCCTGAGTTGAAGCAGAAGCCGAACGGTCGGTCATTTGTGAGCGAGAGTCCGGGCGGGGGAAAGGTAGTCTGAATGACTTTGAAGTATCCCAAGCGATCTCACCCGAAACACGGGATGCGTAACCACCAACTCTACATGGTTTTCATGTCTATGCGGGGTCGCTGTTATTACGCACGTGACATAAATTATCATCGCTATGGAGGCCGAGGAATACGGATATGCGACGAGTGGCTAAACGACCGTAGAAAGTTTTTCGAGTGGGCGTTGACTAACGGGTGGAGAGATGGCCTTCAAATAGATCGTATCGACATTGACGGAAACTATTGTCCCTCTAACTGCCGCTTCGTGTCTCTTAAAGAGAACGTCCGTGGCCGATCTACAACCACACTCACTCTTCCGTTTGCTGCTTTGATTTACGATCTAGACAGCATGAACCTTCCTCAGAGGCTCACCGCAGCTTTATGTGGCGTAAGTTTCAAAACCGTATCCGACATACGAAGAGGAATTTCATGGAAGGATGCGCCATTTTACCTTCACAATATCTCCGAATCCGAGGGAGGCGGTCGTGTCGTCTAGCGTGGCACCACCTTCTGCCCTCGACATCGGCATCGCCGACGACTTCTACCGCCGCACCCGCCGCTGGTTGCGCTACCGCCGCGAACTCGCGGGCTTCGTGATCGACGTTCTGTGCGTCCTTGTCAGCGAACGCGCCACCGGACGCCTCACCATAAACCTCACTCGCGGCTGTGCGGCGTCGGCGGAATTCGAGAACAACGAGTGCGTTGACGTGGGTGGCGATGCGAATTTACTTGACACGTAATCCGCAATATGAGTTAAATGTGAACTGACGAGTTACTTTGTTGGCTTTGCCTGCGACACGGTTCGCAGACGACGCACCAAGAAGGCTCATCGGACCTTGGATCGTATTCCTTGGTTCGGTGGGCCTTTCAACTTTTAGGAAGGGGGTACAACATTATGCTGAGCCTGAGCGCACGTGAGTATCGCGAGAAACGCAAGAAACACAAGAAATAACGCCGCTCCTACCCGGAAAACGATGGGTCGTGTGCCTGTCTCCGAGTCAGGATCAACCGAGGTCAGGGGCGGGCACCGTGACCCACCCCTTCACATTGCACCAGCGGCTACACCGCCGCAGCGAGGTCACTCGAATGGCATACGGTCGTAAGGGCGGCAAATCCGCTATCACCGGAACCAAGATCGGCAACCACGGCAAGCGTGGTCCCGGCCTCAAGCTCCACTCCGACATGAAGGAAATGCACGCCAAGGGTCACGCGAAAGCGCCCAAGATGGCGAGGAAGTCTCTCTAATGGGATCGCTCGGCATGGGCGGCGGACTCTCGACGGTGCCACCACCGCCAAGCGGTGCGCCCTCGACGCCCGCGCCTCCGCCGCCATCCGCGTCGCCCTCCCCCGCGCCGCCGGAGGCTGACGACAAAGTGGCCCGCGGCATCAAGCTGGTCATCCAGGGCGTACAGTCGTTCCGCCAATTGGGCGACCTGATTCCGGGCGCGGTGCCCATCGTAACTAAGATCAATGATCTGGCGCAGGAACTACAAAAGAAGGTCATGGCCGCCGGGAAACCCGCCGAGCCCGCAGCACCGCCGGTTCCGCCGGCCTGAAGGAGTCAGCGATGGCACACAAAGGGAAGCATAAGATGGTCCATGAAGCTCAAGGGGCGTTCCGGCACAAGGTCGAAACGTCGAAGAAGAAAAATCGCAAGGGCGGCAAGAAGCGCTAACGGAGGATCACCATGCCGAAGACACTGCAATCTTACATTACGGAAGTCGCACCGACCTCATCCGCCGATCTCGCGCCTCTGGTCGCCAACTCCACCTACCAGAAGGCGGTGGATGCGGAACTGGCACTGCGCGACAAGGCTGCTGAGGCCGCTGCGGCCGTGGCCGCGCTTCAGGACGACCTACACACCGGCGTGGCACCGTTCGCCGCCGCCATGTCGGGCCTGCGTGCCGTCGCCAAGCGATTCCCCGAGACTGCCAAGTTCATCGACGAGGCCGCGAAGCAGGTCCAACTGGCAATGGGCGTAGTGGCCTACAACCCACCGCCTGTAGCCAAGCCGCTGCCGCCTGCGACCGCAACCGGAGTAGCGCCGACGCCGCCCGCGCCGCCGCAGCCGCTCGTAACGCCGTAAAGGAGGATCACTATGGCCAACTACGCCGAGTTCCTGAAGTCGCAAGGTGCAACGGACGCGGAGATCGCAGTCCTCGACACGCCCGTGGCCCGCAAGGCCTATGAGAAGATGGAGGCCGCGACCGCCGAGGCCGCTACCGCCCGCGCCAAGGCCGAGCAGAAGTACAAGGACAACCTCGAATGGAAGACGCAGGTCGAGGCGCAGAATCAGGAGTACCTGAAGGAGCGCGACTCCGCCAAGGTGGAGGCCGCCGCTGCCGCCGCACGCATCGCCAAGATGGCCGAACTCGGGCTGATCGAGGTCGCCGAACGCATGGAGCCGGGATCGACCAAGCCGAAGGACGGCGAGACTCCCGCGTTCGACCCCAAAGTCCTCGACGGCTACGTGGACCGCAAGACCCTGCTCGAAGTCGCCGAGCACGAAGGCGACGCCATCGCCACCGCGCAGGACATCGCCTACGAACACTCGCAACTGTTCGGCAACGATCCCTCGAAGCGCCTGAACTTCCGCGAACTCCGCAAGGAGGCCGTATCGCGCAAGGTCAGCGTCGAGGCGTTGTGGATGGAGCGCTACAGCGTTCAAGCCGCCCGCGAGGCCGCAGCCGCCAAGTCGCAGGCCGCCCACGAAGCCAAGATCGCCGCCGACGCTGTCACCAAGTACAAGTCCGAGCATCCCGAGACGAACCCGATGCTGGCGACGCCGGGGATCAGCCGGACGCCGTTCACGGGCCGCATCCCCTCCGACCTTACCGCCGGAACGGTCAAGCAGCCGTGGCAGGTGTCGGACTCGCAACGCCAGTCGCAACGTGAGCAGAAGGTGATCGCTAAGTTGGCGGAACAGGGATTGGTGAACTGAGTAGCAGCACCATACGATTTCGTAGCACAGGAGAAACGCAATGGCAGATCCGGTATTTGACCAGCTGAGCGCCACGACTTTGGCTGACATGAGGGAAGACGTTGTCTATGACGAATTCTTCGTCGATTCAACTACGCTGCGAAAGTTGCGCCTCTCCGGCGCGCTCGACGAGTACGCGGGCGGCACCATCATGCAGACGCCGTTCCAGTACAACCGGGTCAACGGCGGTGCCATCGCTCCCGGCTCCGACCTGAACGTGATGCAGGTGCAGATCCTCGCTGCGACTGGCTTCGTGCCCAAGGAGTACGTTGAGCAAATCCCGGTCAACCTGTGGCAGGTGGGCGTCATCAACGCCGGGCCCGCCGCCAAGGTGAAGATCATCGACGCCTACATGACCAACGCCGTACAGGCGCTCAACACCGACCTCGGTATCGACATCTTTCGCCACGGGCAGGCATCCGCTACCGCCATCCTCCAGAACCGCGTCATCTACATCAACGGCATCTCGGAGGCGCTGAACGATGGCGTCAACAACTCGTGGGACGGGAACGTCTTCACCAACTACGGCGGCCAGAACCGCAACGGGGCCATCGGCAACGTGTTGAACTCGGTGCCTATATGGCTGGGCACGCAGACCGGCGCGACGGGCCAGATCACCTACAAGCCCCTCGTCGAAGCCTACCTCAACTGCGTCCAAGAGCCGGACCTCGGTATCTGCAACAAGGCCCTGTACGCCTACCTCCTCGAACGCCTGGAGCCAAAGCAGCGCTACGCCGAGGAGCAGGACGTAAACATGGGCATGGTGGGCATCCGCGTGATGAACGCGCTTATCATGGTGGACAAGCTCTGCCCCTCGACCAAGTACGGAACCCTCCTGCCGTCCGGCCTGTCGCAGACCACCGCGATCAAGCCTTCGACGTTCACTTCCGCCACCCTGACCGCGACGCAGAACGCGATCTCGAACCTCCCGTCGGCGACGACCATCAACCCAGGCGAGCCCTTCTTCTGGCTCCGCACCAAGGGCTGGAAGGTGCGCCCCACCACGGACCCGGAGTACAACTTCAACTTCACGCCGTGGGTGCGGTCGCAGACCAACCCGGATAACGTCGTGGGATTTTTTAAAGTTGGAATAAACGTATATTGCGTGTCACCACGCGACAACGCCCAGATGTACGGCGCAGGCTTCTAAAGGAGATTTGACATGGCTTCAGGAATGTTCACCAAGCAGGCGGATTTCCTAACCGCAGCCTACCTCAACGACGTGAACGACCAGACGGTGGGCGGGCAGATCCAGTCCGTCCCCTCTGCCGTCCCCGCGTCGCAGGGCATCCAGACGCAGCCGGGCGATCGCATCGTCGTGGACGACCTGACCGCCTACGCGCTGTCGGACACGACCGTCGGCACGCTCTACGGCGGTATCTACTGCTACGTCCAAGCGACGTACACGACCACCGCGCCGGCGGTTGGCCAGATTGCGTTCCTCAAGGCCACCGACGTGGGCAACCGCACGCCCACCTCGCCGAACACCACGCAGTACGTGGCCTACGGCGACGCCCAACCCGTGACCACCAACCCCGCGTTCGTCTTCGGCATCTTCATCTCCGCGCCGACGAAAAACTACTACGCGTGGATTCAGATTTCAGGCGTGGCGTCCGTGCTCTACGACTCGGCCGTCACCGCGACGACCATCGGCTCGATGGTGGTGGCCAAGGGGTCTGCCGTCGTCCCCTCCACCGCCGACAACGGCCCTGTCATCTCGCAGGCTACATGGTGCGCCCAGATCGGCGTATCGCTGGCCACCGTCACCACATCCACGATCAGCAAGGTCGCAATGCTGCGCGGTTTCGGGAGGCTCTAACTCATGGCGAACGTCAACACACCAGTATTTGGCTACCCGCAACCGTGGGGCTCGAAGTACCAGATGATGTGGGACCACACTGGCCCTGCGTCCTACAACAACATCGGCACCACGGGCGGGGCCAACGCGGGCGACATCATTCGCGCCTCCGACCTCGGCTTTGGCGGGATCGACCAAGTAAGCGGAGCGTTCGGCGGGTTCACCGAGTTCTACACGGCCTCAGGCAACTACCTCGTCAAAATGTTCACCGGGAACACGACCACTACGCCGACTGTCGTGTATCCTGTGGGCAGTGCGTTTTCGCAGATTGTGCTGCAATGGTTCACCACTGCGGCACCCTTCGGCGCGATCTCGACCGAGGTGACCAACGCGACTAACCTGAGCGCGGAGACGTTGCGGCTCTTTGCCACGATGGTCTAATGAGTGTGAATGTGAGTGTGTAACGGGTGAGGTTGGCGCGGCTTCGGTCGCGCCGTTTTTACAGGGAGGCTTGGCGTGAGTCTGATGGACATGCAGGCGGAACTCCGCGGCTCGGTACCGAAGCTGCCCTACGCCTACTCGAAGACCCTCATCAACCGCGCATGGCGCGCCATCCGCGAACGCAACCTGTGGTCCTTCCTCCTGTTCGACGGCCAGTGGATCGCGCCGCCGCAATACGTCGGCTCCTCCGCGACCGTCTCTCAGGGCACGAACACGGTGGTGCTGGGTACCGCCGACGCCGCCAACCTGGCGACTCTCCTGCCCACCCAGCCCTTCTCCCTCATCACCCAGCGCCAGTTCCGCATCGCCTCCTCCGGCCTTTACAACATCTGGGGCTACGCGGTCAACACGCCGTCCGCGGGCCTTACCACGCTTACCCTCGACCGCTGGTGGGGCGAAGGCTCCACGCCCGGCTCCCTCGGCGTGGGCGGCTCGGCCTTTCAAATTTACCAGTGCTACTACGTCGCCAACACGCGCAACGTCCCTATCGCGGACTGGAAGTCGTGGATCTCGATCCGCGACATGGCCAACTTCCGCTCTCTGTACACGGAGCGCTACACCCGCCGCGACCTCGACATGCGCGATCCGCAACGCACATGGTACGGCATCCCTACCGACGTGGTGCCATTCGACACCGACCAGAATCCCGCCTCCGCCTCCTACGGCGACCTGCTCCACGAGCTGTGGGGCGCGCCGACCTACAACGTCAACTATCAACTCTATGGCATCCGCTCAGGCACCGACCTCGTCAACCCGACCGACACCCTGCCGTTCGCGGTGGGGCAGGACTGCGTCGTCGCCCTTGCCCGCGTCTACGCCTACGAGTGGGCGGAGGCGAACAAGGGCACATCGCCGCGCAACGTCGGCCCGGACTTCAAGTACCTGATGGGTGCAGCCAAGGCGGAGTACGAGTCCCTGCTGGGCATCTACCGTCGCGCCGACCGGGAACGGGTGGACAACTGGTACACGTCGTATAGAATTGACGACGGGAGCAGCCTGTGGGCCTTTTACAACACTTTGGGCGGAACCGCAAATCCAGGTGGCCTGCCATGATGATCCGCCGACTCTTCCTCGCTATCCTGCTATGCCTATCCCCCCTCGCCGCAACCGCGCAATCCAATATGAGCGGAGGTGGCAGTGGCAGCAGCAGCAATGGCGGAGGCAGCGCCAGCAACGGCATTTATGCCACTGCTTATGGAGTGGTGGGTGAGGGACACCAGTCCAGCTTGGCCGTCGTTACCGGCGCGCCAACTGAAGTCATTACGTGCGCCACGTGCAACTTCACGACGAACGCAACCGCTGGACAGGTTCTCTACATGTCCAACCTGACGGCAACCGGCTTTGGCGCAATGGCCGGGGCCACTCTTATCACGCCGGTTGGAACGACGATCCTGTCGGTGGACAGCAATACCCAGATTCACGCATCAGCAAACGTAACCGCCAATTGCGCTACCAACGCCTGTTTGCTGTCGTGGGGAACGGACGAAAGCACGCAAGTAGCAACGGCGTGGACGGCAGCTCTTACCGCCTGCGTGCCGTTGATTCTTCCCGGCCTCAACCCGGAAAATACTGGCCCCGCTATGATTTTGGTAAGCACCGCTTCGTTTATCGGAAGCGGTACAACTTGCGGCACGACGGCGGTTGGCAGCACGCGTCATGGACCGTCGCTGGTTGGGCAAGGAATCACTGCCACTTACATTTTACCAACGCCATCTTTCAGCGGTCCCACTTGCAACAGTGGGATTAGCGGCGTGGCTTGTTTCGGCGGGAATGGCGACGGCATGGATTTCTGTTGTTTCACGATCCACGGCGGCGGGAACAGCGCAGTCGGGTCGGCCTTTAACAGCAAGATCGGATTCGAGCTGGATGCGTCCAACAATTCCAAAGCGCATGACATCGACTTTCTGGCGTGGGGCAGTGGAACGTCTTCAACAACCGCAACGGCGCTTGGCGTAGGGTGGGAAATTATCGGCGGCGAAATCGACACGCGTCACATGGAGGAAGACGGCTTCGGTTACGTTGGTCACGTCATCGGTAGCGGCGGCGGCCTTGGGCCTGTAGTAGAATATTTTCCCGTCGCGTACGACAACGGCGGCACGGCGCTTGAAGTTAACAACGCTTCCAATCCGAACGACTACTTCACGGTTGGCGGCAACTACGGCTCGGCGGGCGCGATGACCGCTTGCGTGATTGGCGGTGGAAACTGGAACTCCGATGGTGACGAATTCGGATTACCAAACGGCGCATGTTGCGGCGTAAACATCGTCGGCGTCGGTAGCTGCGTCACGCAAAGCGGCACCGTAACCGGCGCTGGCACGATGAAGATTACCAACGGGAAAATTTACGCCAACGCATCCGCCGGTCACGCCGTTTTCACCAACGCAAGCACCGACATTCTACATCTCATCGAAACCCAAGTGGTTGGCACAGGCACGGCCAGTACGGGAATCATTTACAACCAAGGCATCATTTTCGATGACTGCGGGAACATCTTCAAAAAAGTCGGCACCGAAACGTATTATTTCTCTTCCGGCGGCGTCCTATTCGGTTCCTGCTCAATCACCGGACTCGCTCCCATAGCGGCTAACTACGCGCTCACTTCCGGCTGGGGCACCAGCAGTGTAGGGACCATCACCGGCGATGCGCGGCACTCGCAATTCACCATCACAACTACCGTGACTGGCTCAGCATCGCCAGTCTTGACCTACACTTTTCCAACGGAGAACGGGCTTCCCGGCTTCCTGATAGCTCCAAGCTGCACACTGATTCAAGACGGTGGCACCTTCAGCACGCTCTCGAACCCCTCACACGTCATCACGGCCACAACCGACACCATCACGTTTACCGGCACGCCAACCGCTTCCCAATCCTACACCTTCGTGGAGGATTGCAAGTGACACACAACCTCTTCTCCTCCCCTGCTAAGATCACGCTGCAATCTGTACTGAGTTCGTTTAGGTGGACCCTCCTCATCCTCGCCCTCCTCCTCGCCGCCGCGTCCCTCTCTGCCCAGACTGCGAAGACGCCCCCGCTGTGGTGTCAGGAGGGCGGCCTCTCCATCGTCGTCCAAGGGTTAGCGTCCACTGGGCCTGCGCAGGTGTCGATGCCGCTCTGCACGGTGACCGTCTACAACACAGGCACCAACGTTCTCGCCACGATTTACTCGAACGGTTCCGGCGGCACCCTCTCTAATCCCTTCACCGCCAACTCCGACGGCTCCTACAGCTTCTGGGCCTCGACCGCCTCACAGTACGATATCGTGACCGTCGGCACCACTTACTGTGTTCCCTTGCTCAACGGCTGCTCGGCAGGCGGCACCATCACCACGACCGTTACGCTCGTAGACGTGGCGGTGCAAGGAGGCGGGGGTAGTGGCGGCGGCATCACGGGAGCGACCGCAAACGGTGGGCTGGTGGTCACCGGAACCACCCTCGGCCTGATCCTGACCTGTTCCAGCGGGAACGCGCTCATCTGGAATGGAACCGCATGGGCCTGTGGCTCGCCCGGCGGCACGGGGTCCTCCTCTCCCGGCCAACTTCTGTGGAATTCCGCGGGCTCGGTCGCAGGCGTTTGCTCTTACGACGGCATCTCCACTCTCACCTGCGTCAACCTGACCGCCACCAACATCAACATCACTGGGCAACTCACCGTCGCCGGGGCGTACCAAATCCTTAACTCGCCGAACGCCACCTTGAGCTGTCCCTCTGTGGGATTCACCAACTTCGGCGTTGGACTCGACCACTACCTGCAAGAGTGCATTGGCGGCTCGATGACACAGCCTGCCGACCTTATATACCAGACCAATCCATCCGCTTTGGACGCGGGCGAGCCATTCGTAGGCGCACTTGGGACCACAGCAAACCCCGGCGCGACCTCGGTTACAGCCTGGGTCGATGTCTATACAGCCTGCGGCAGTACGGACCTCGGTGCAGCCATCGCGGCATGTAAGATACTCCACTTCAACGACGGCGTCCAACTGGACGCACGGTCATTCAACATTCAAGGCGCGGCGATCAAATGGGGCACGTCGGACTACGTGTCCGGCTACACAGGACCACCGATCCTCCTGCCGCAAGGGACGATCAACGTACAAGGCCCGAACCTCGTGTTTATGCAGGCCCGCACGGATATGCGGGGCATGGGGATCGACTCGACGGACTTCCAAGTCTGCATCTCAGGCAACCTTAATTGCAATGGCGTGTTCTTCCCTACAAGTGCGACCACTCCCACCTATTGCGTCGTAGGCTGGACCGATGACGGCATAACCTGCAACTTCAACTACGGCGGCATTCAAGACGCAATCATGTCTGGATTCGCCATTGACGGGCAATCCAATCCCGGCCTGATCTGCCTCGCCAACTTCGTGGGAGAAGAACACACGGGTCCGCAATTCTATGCGGTCCACGGCTGCGGCAACCACTCCGTCAGTGTGGGATTCGGCGGGGCGTTCGTGCAAGTGGCCATCGGAGCGCCGCTGCAATCGAACTCCACGACCACATCTACCGCCTGCACCAACTGCGCCCTCCCCCTTCCTTCCGCGCAGGTCGCTGGCGACACCGTCCCTACCTGCGGTATGTGGAAGACATCCGCTGGCTCGCCCTCCCTCTCTACCATTACCGACACCGCCTCTAATCCCTACTCCCTTGTCTCCGGCTCTCTCCAGACGGACGGCCTTTATACGATGCAGTGCGGCTACGCGCAGAACATCAACGCCGCTCCCTCGGGACAGTCCATTAAATACAACTTCAGCGCCGCCACCGCGTCCTACTTTGCCGCTGAGGCTGCTGAGTGGAAGAACATGATATCGCTTGGCACCATCGACCAAGTAGCAGTCGCGGTGGTCACAACCTCCGCGCCAGCGTGCCCCTCGATCACGCCCACCAAGAACAACGAACTCGTCACCTGCTGGATTGAGGCGGAAACCTCTGGCGCTACCTTCGCCGCAGGGACGACCTCCGGCTGCGCGGCCTCCGCGTGCCAACTCGTGATCGGGACGGCGTTGCAGGGTATGGAGTATGTTCTTCAGTCAACCGCCGCCGCCATTGCGCTCAATTGGACTTCCGCAACCACTCGCCGCGCCATCGTTGTCTCGATGTCGTTCGTGCCAGGTACGAACAACGGGCCGGGGTCGCAGAATTCTCTCGCCGGACCGGGCAATATCTACATTAACCGCAACGAAACCTCGACCTCCGACTCCGTGCTCATGGCCATCAGCACCGGCGTGGTCGGTGAGGCTGGACCTGCTTACATCGGACCGCATACCACAGTCACGGTGAACAGCGGATTCGTGGGCACCGCCCCGACGAACATCGTGGACATTCTTGATGGCACTGGCATGGTGATCGAAACCATGCACGTCGAATCGGCGAACGCCTCAAGTGCGTGTGGCCTCCGCGTGGGTGCAGGCGCGGGCGTAAAAGGTTTACAGGTCGATAATCTGAACTCAGGTCAGATGAACACGGCTGGCGCTCTGCTCTGCATCTCTAACGTAGGCAATTCGTCTGGAGTAAAATTCACCAATCTGAACGCTGTTGGCGCTAACTATCCCACGAACCTGATCGCAGACTCACTTACGGGCTGCACCGATCCAATCTCGAACGAATCCATCATTTCCGACTACGAGATAGGCTCGCAAGGTTCTACGGTTGGAGGCTACCTGCGATTGAGTTCGTCAAACTATCCCGGATGCCAGACGACGCTTGGATCACTCCTATACCAGATCGACGATCCTATGCTGTGTCATGTGTACACCAGCGGCGGCGGAGGGGCGCAGAACTGCACCAACAGTTCGCTCACCAACCCCACCCCCGGCGAGGCGCTTATCTTAACCGCGTTCCCGCCGTCCACCGCTTCGATCACGGTCACCGACAACGGCATCGGGCCGCACACAGTCGGCTTCATCCAGATCGTGTCCGGGACCGTGGTCAACGGCCTCCTGAGCACCACCTGCACTCCCTTATCCACGTTCGCGCCGACATACCTCCCCTATATGACTGGGAGCGTGCCATACGTTTCCGGTAGCACTCTCGGAACCATGACCTTTACAATGGGCAGCAGCTACACATCCGGTCCGGTATGCGTGGCAATCCGACTGACAGGATACGATCAATGAGAAAACTACTCCCCCTTCTGGTGGTACTTGCGGCAGCCTTAGCCTTCGCACAGGCGGCCACCCGGCCCGTAATCGGAACGTGGAACACTCCTACAGGCGCTACTGGCTTCAACGTATTTAGTTGCGCGATTGCTCCTCCGGCGACTTCCTGCACTCCGGTGGTCACGGGTACACCCGTCAACGCTTCACCGCTGACGAACCCGACAATCACGATTCAAGAGACGGTCGGCGTGGCCTACGGATACTCCGTAGTCGCGCTCTACCCGGCGTGCGGGCCGACTAGCCCGCTTACGACGCCGTGCGGCACGAGCGGGCCATCGAGTCCCACCGTTGTGCCTGTTCCGCCACAGGGCCAGAGTGTATCCACGACCACTTGGACCGCCCCCTAATGCGATGCCTGCTCATATTGATGGCGCTGTGCCTGCTGTCGCTGACGGCCATGGGCCAGTCCTACTACAATCTGGACGACTCATCGACGGGTTGGCAGAATCCTCCGTGCGGTGCTTTGCCGCCGCCCGGTTGCGCTGGAGGCAATTCCACTCCTACGGCGTGGGCGCAAACCTATCTCAACGCCTCTCCATCCATCGACGGGAACTCCATGTATCTCGAAGATGTGGGAACGGACTATGCCAATATTGAGTTCGGGCGCAGCGTGGGGGCGAATGATGCGGACACTTACTTTTTTGGTTCGTATTATGCCTATATCGTCAACACTGCGCCATTTCAAATCTTCGGGCAAGACATGTACCTGTTCTCCGGCTCCGTGCGTTATATGTTTGGCACGCAATGCGGCCTGAATGGCACAGCGGTAATCTGGTCATTGTGGAACGCGGGTACGACCACATGGGAACCCACCTCCCCTGCCGTGCCCTGCCCATTCACCAGCGGCGCATGGCACCAGATTTCGTTTCAGGCCCATCGGGTCCCCGGCGACACCTCTTGCGGCGGGGTGCCCTGCGAGTATTACGACTACATTATCCAGGACGGCACTAAATACAATCTTAACGTGTCTTATCCTTCGGGGGTAAATACCCATTCAGATGACCGGGGGATGCAATTTGACGTGAGCAGCGATTCAGCCGGGGGCACACTCGGCGTTTATATTGACGAAATGACATTTGGTGCTGCCACGGGAACCAGCGCCCCGGCATTCACAAGCGCAAACAATACCTCATTTACAGTCGGCAGCGCAGGAAGTTTTACTGTTGCCGCTACCGGATTCCCTCCGCCGACCTTCACGGAGACAGGCGCTCTCCCTCCCGGCATCACGTTAACTGCCAGCGGAACTCTTTTCGGAACACCCACTGGAGCGGGTGGAGTCTTTCCGATTACCATCACGGCGGCGAATGGTATTTCCCCGAACGCAACCCAAAGTTTCACCATCACCGTATACGCCTATCCGGTATTCACCTCAGCGACTAGCTCTACCTTCACCAAGGGTCAGGCAAGTTCTTTCGATGTAACCGCCACAGGTTATCCTGCTCCATCGATTGCCTTGACCTCTGGGACGCTGCCTGCCGGGGTGTCGTTCAGTGACCCTACTGGTGTTTCGCCGGGGATACTTAGTGGGACACCGACCGTCACCGGCAGCTACCCTTTGATCTTTGAGGCGCTGGGGCTTAATTCGACGGTTTACTATCAAGACTTCACGCTAACGGTTACATCAATCGTCACCTATCCACTTACCGTCACCACTGGTGGTACGGGTGCTGGCACTGTGACCAGCAGTCCCGCCGGCATCTCCTGCCCTACAATCTGCTCGGAGAATGTGAATACGGGCACACAGGTCACCCTGACCGCCACGGCATCCGCCGGGAGTATCTTCTCCGGCTGGGTCGGCGTCTGCACGGGCACCGCGCCGTGCGTCGTCACCATGTCTGCCGCGATGTCTGTGTCCGCCTACTTTACCCTAACTGCCCCAGCGCCGTCCTGTACTCCTCCCGGTGGCACCTACGGTGCGACTCAGTCCGTTGCCTGCACAGACATTGCCCCATTGCAGTGCTATAACTTTACCGGCGCACCGGCAGTAAATAGCCTTGGCACGGCTTGTTCCACGGGCGTCCTTTACACAGGAGCGATCCCGATCAGCGCTTCGTCCACCCTCTACATTTCTGCTGGGGGCGGAGGGTACGCCAACAGCCTAGTCGCGACGAACACATACAACATAAGCACCGTCGGGAACGTCGGCAACGGAAACACGATTCACTCGGTCCAGCCTCCCGTGCCGACTGGAACTGACGCTAGCGCCTATCAAGCTGTGCTCGCGCAGAATAACCAACTCCTCAGCGGCCAGACGATCATCGTGGGCCTCGGGGGAACGAGCGGATTCGACCAGGAGACGGGCACAGGGGCATGTGCGCCATCGTTCACCGCAGGGTTTGCGCTGTGGGACCCCATCGTAGCAGCCTACTCGACCAGCCTTATCCTATCCTCGGCAACGGAGGGCGGGACCAACTCCTTCACGCCTCAGTGTGTGTTCTCGCAGGCGCAGGCGGACGCTACCTTTGTTGGCTACGGCCTTGGTGCCAATCCCTACCTCCCCGGCCAGTACGTGCTCCAGAACGGGAAGTATTGGGTGGTGTCCAACAACTCCTACACATCGCCGTCGCTCGACAACACCTGCAACATTTCCACCGGGACGCTTACCTTCACGGGAGCAGGGCCGTACACCGATGGGACTTGCACCTTCACATTGAGTTCAGTGAGCAGTGGCGCTCACGCCCCGCCACAGGACGGCTACTGTAGCGCGAATTACACCTGCGGCGGCTGCTGGACGACCGGCGCTGGCTTCGTCATCAACATCAACAATCTCGGCGCGTGTACCTTGACGCAACTCTACGAGTCCGAGCCGATCCCCACCGAGCCTCCCATCTCGGCGTGGCAGACGCAGGTGATCGACGCCGCGATTCCGCACTATAACGGCAAGGTCGGCTACATCCGTCCCGGCTGGGAAGGCGGAGAAATCTCCATTCTCGGCGTTAATTCTGGCCTATGGCCAAACTACGGCTCGACCACCAACCAGCAACGCGCGCAGGCACTCAGCGGCGTCAAGATGTACGACCAAGTAATTATGGCCGCAGGGCCGACGATGACGGTGGACTTCGATATGCACATTGTTGGGTCCGACCAGACCTATGCGGATCAGGAAGCGCAACTCGGCCACGACTTGTGCGCTACCGCGATTGGCACCAACGGCGTGCAGGTGAACGACATAGTGGCCTTACAGAATCCGGCCAACTACCCGCTCGTGTCCACCAACATCTTCAGCGGCGACTGGCCTTACAATTTCTCGCGCTTCTCTACCAACGCCTGCGGCCAGACGATGTACCACGTCCACCAAACGCTGACAGGCTCTACGCCGCTGGATTGCGCGGCCAACATCACAGGCCCGCTGGGGCCATTGCCATCGGGATCAACCTATTGCTCTGCGGGCTTCCCCGGCATCCTGCCGTTCCTTGTGTCCATGTGTACGACGGGCCTCAACGGCGGAACGGTTCATATCTGCGACCACATTTTCGAGATGTACGCGACCGCGCCGACCAACAATCCCAATTCAGGAATCGGTAATCAGGCTTGGCCAGCAGGCGATGTCCTGCTGGCGCTGGACAACACCACTTACTGTTCTACTAACGAGGCGCAGTGTGGTCCGACCGTCAACTATCAGCCACAAATCAATACGTATCAGGCTGCCATGTCCCTTTTCCTTGGAGCAGGGTATCGCCTCGGCACACAACCGCCAACAAATGTCTCGTTCACCATCGGCCGGACGCTATGCGGCGCTCCTAACTACTACTGCTCTACCACCTCCACAACAAATCCAGGGACGGTCACAGCGCTCTTTACCGGGACCACTGGCGTGAACCAGATCGCTTACGACACCTCCTACAATCCTTTTGGAACCGACTGCTATACCCGCGCCACGGACTCGACCACGCTTGGTGGAAAGTCAGTTGGGAATAATACCTACTCCGGGGGCGACAATGACATCATGTGGTCGAAGAACTCAGACTTTGTGGGAACTACGGAGGGTGGCTACGTTTATCTTCTGAATCTGAATGTGAGCGGCAATTGTGCCCAAGTGCTAAATACTGGAAATATCACAGGATCGGGTGGCATCGGAGTTCCCGGTCCCTTTGGATTCTCCAAAGTCACCGACAACGTTTTCTATAACATTAAAAACTCCACGCAGATCGAAAAGAACACGATCACCCTTCCCTACAACAAGTCCTACACTTCCACGCTGGTCTACGACGTTTCCAACTGCCCAGCCTTGTCAGGCTTATCTGGCTGGACGTGGAGCGGCATTCTGGGCATTTCCAACGGAGACACTAGATTCGCATTGAGTCTCAGCAATACAGGAGGGCAAGGCACGGGCGTGTGGGTCGTGGTCTACGACACGACGCTAGGCTGTGCAGTGGAAAACACGGGGGTCTACAACGCTACGACGAATCCTTTGGGGCAGCAGTACTGGAACTTTGGAGCCGCCTCACCCTCTGGCACGCTGGCGGTAGCCAATACCTGCACGACTGGACAGAATTGTACCTGCTCCGGCGGAACGATTCACGACGCGCAATTCTCGGGCGATGGGACTGAGGTCGTTATCAGCGAGGCAACTCCGGCATGGACTTTAGGAGCTTGTGCGGGCGCAAGTGTAGGCACGATGTTCTCGATTTGGAATGTTGGGACACAGTATACGCAGTATTGCAGCGCGAACGTTTCAGGACTCGGAGGGTTATATTGCGGAGGGCATGACTCGGTTGGAACCAGCCGAATGGTCAACGAGGAATCTACGGGCGCTCCGGTTTCTACTCGCGCTCTGTCAAATGTTCTGACCTATCAACAGTATCAGACGGGCACACCTTGGGCCGCGCATGGCTTCTGGGCACAGCCGGATCAAGCTGACGATTATCCTTACGTGCAGACAGCTTACGGGCTACTATCATCCGGGCAAGACTCGGGTTGCGGCAATCCGAACGCCTGCCCCATTACTGGCGGGAATGCGATCTTCGCAGACTACCCAAGCGCGGTGAGCGCGTATCCGCCCGGTAAGACACGCACCTACTTCGGGCATACCTATAGCTGCAACACTACTTCCGACTCGGCGTATGCGACCTGCGGGGGACAGGGTGATTACGAATTTGGCTGCCAGTACAGCATCATGAGCGTTTCCCAAGATGGCAATTGGGCCATGGTTGCCAGTGGAATGCTGCTGGGGCTGGGCAACGACTCGCTTGGAAATCCACGCTGCGACACCTTCATCGTGCATTTGCAGTGAGGGGGCATACAGGCAGTCAATTCGATTTTGGAGTGATTTTAGGCTACGATAAGGAGGAATATGTGGCAAACGATCACACGTAACTGGAAGACTTCACTCGCTGGACTGTGTGCATTTTTATCCAGCGTGCCGGGATTTATTTCGGCTATAACAGCCTGGGGTAGCCATCAGCCCGTAAACTGGCGGCAAGTCCTGGTTTCGGTTGCGCTAGCTGCGATTGGCGCTGGCTTGGCCGCTGCTAAGGACGGGACCACGCATAGCACCGTCGCGGAAGTCCAAACTGCTACGCAGGTCGCTGCGGTCGAGGCATTGCCTGCATCAAATCCTGTGGCCAAAGGAGGCCACTGATATGAGAACAAGACATGGATCGTTTGGTATTTCCGATTTTCTAATGCTGCTCGCGGTAGTGTTGTTTTTCCTTGCTGCGCTCGGTTCCGTAGTGGCGCGTGCTACCCCGTGGCCGTGGTACAACGCTACTCTAATCGCGGCGGGATTGTTCTGCTGGAGTTTGAGCGAGATGCTTCCTTGATTATGTCCCTCACGCATGCCACTTCGCACGTAAGGATGCCGCCCGTTGCGTCTGCTGACATGAACAGCGGGATCATTATCGGCGTGACGGTGGCCATGTTCGCCGCTCTGCTGGCTGCAATTGCGGCGCTCTATGGCAGGCTTCGCGATCTAGAAGACAAGATGGCCATCGTGACTACTCAGGTCAGCCCTCTCTGGAAGCAGGTTGAGTCTCGTATCGCGGCTGAACTGCACCATCCGCATCCGCGCTATGCCGAAATGGATCAACTGCTGGAACAATTAGAAGCCCGTCCGTTGCAGTTGAGCGACGCCTCGCGGCTACGGCTCAAGGAACTATTGAGCCTGCGAGCGGTAGACACGCACCCAGACATCACGCCCCAGCAGCGTTCAAGTGCAGCCTTGATGCTGGGCGTGATGGACAAGGTACTTGAAGAAACCGCGATGGCAGCGGATGCGCCGATTCCTGTACCGGACCCGCCCCCCTTTCCAGACATGAGCGCTGACAAATGAGATGGACCGCAAGCAAATCGAGCAGGAGGTCAAGAAGTTTGAGCGCGAACTGGCTCTGGCGACGGATACGGGACTTGCTCGTTGGATCGCTTACCACATCATTTTGTTGCGGAAAGAGTTAGAGATGTTGGAGAAGAAATGACGCTACGCTGAAGGCTCCGCAAGAAATTGGGGGAGTTAATGCCGAGGTTGCTCATATCGGGCGAATCGAGGGTGCTCACCGCAGGCCAGCGCCGAGTATTGCAAGCTATGGCAGACGGTGTGAAGTACGAGGATATTGCGAAAGATTGGGGGTTGGCGCTCTCGACAGTAAAGAAATATCGCTCTATCGCTTTGATCAAACTGGGCGCAGATAGCAGCCCGAACGCCGTTGCCATGGCCATGCGAAGGGGGATTATCACATGATGAGTTTCTTTCTTTTACTCGCACTCACGAATACGCCCGTGCAGTTCTCATGGAAGCCCAGCTCCGCCATCGGCATTACTCATCAGACGCTGGCGTGCGGGAAAGTCTCAGGAGGGCCTTATACCTTTGCGACGCTTCAATTGCAGCCAACAGCCTCCACGACGACCATCGACATGACAACCGGAGAGACGTTCTATTGTGTGATTACGGACACAAACTGGTGGAATGTCACCTCTAAACCGAGCAACCAGGTTACGGTAACACCCTAGAGAGATGCTGGAGGAGAAATGACATCGCTTGAACTCGTTCAAAAGACGCTACCAACGTGGAGTGGGCGTTTGGCTGCACACGACATTTGCTATAACGGCGACGGTCATGTTCATCGTGCTATACCTTACGATCCTACCAATCCTGCTGTGGCGCTACAAAAAGCGAAACTGATGAAGTCGGATGGCGTCTCGCTGTGCATCGGGACGTGGCAGGGTCCGTGGGCAACATCGTGCAATGCGGCTGCGCTGGCGATGTCGGCGGCGTGCAAGACGGTGGGACTTCAGTTTGCTCTCTTGCTCGATCCTGGGGGGATGCAGAAGTGGCTTTACAATACCCCTGCTGAAGTCGCGGCAGCGCAAGTTACGATCACTGCCAACGTCACAACTGCGCTTCAAACTGCCTCAACCGTGTCGATGCTCAATGCGTCGTCCTACTGCCCTGAGAAGTGGATTCTGGACTTCAATACGGGCGCGAACCTGACTACGCTGGCAAAGACTTTCCCCTCGTACAAGTTTCTCGCTCAGGGCTCCGGCTTCAGTTGGATCGACATCCCAGATATCTCAGACTCTCCTGCCCGCAATGCGGCGGCGGTTGCCAATCTCAAGTCACAGCACGCGAATCCCGCGATGCAGATTGCGTCCTTCTGTAAGTCGTTTGACGATAGCGGCCAGCCGCTTCCGGTGGGCGTACAGAGCCAAACGGCATTCGATGCTGCTGGGGGGGTAAGGAATCTGGCGAACTCCGTCTGGGGCGGTCCTGCGCGTATTCTGGAGTCGTTTGCGGGTCAATTCTCGTTGCAACAGTTGGCGACGATCAACCCGGCCACGCCGGTGATTGCCATCCTCACGCTTTCAGACTATGACGAACAAAGTTCGGGGCCGCGAGAAAAAATTCTGGCCGAGGAGCAAGGGATTGTCTGGGCTTAACGTTCGGGATTCGTAAATTTTAGGCTTGCTATGTGCCGAGGATTGAAATATCGTAAAAACTGGAAGCGCCGTGCATGAACGTGCTGCTATTTTTCTCGACACCAGCCTCCAGCCTTGGGAGATATGGGCCTGTGGTTGCGCATTTGCCCTTATATCTGGGACTGTGCTCGGCATTCTTGGTCGCTGGCAGAGGCTTCTACTTATTGTACGGAAGAACATTATCAGGCTGGATCGGCACGAGAGGGACATCGTTGCGGGATTACGCCAAAATCGTGAGTATCCGCCGCTACCTGAAGACCTTGACCCTCATGACTGAAGAGGAAGAGGGTCGTGTCATCAAGCAGCAGCTTGAGCGGCACATCCCCGGCTACAAGGCGAAAAAGGACGAGCGCGGCATATCGCGCTGGTTGGCGGCATTGATGTTACTGGTGATCGTTGGATCGTGGATGGGTTGGGCGTGGCTGGCGATTCACGACCACAATACGATCGTAGACTTGCGGCAGCAGATACGCGACCTGACCGAAGCCCCCGCGAACACTATCATTCGGCGCAACATTGCAGTTATTAAACGAACCGACGACTGGGCTTTCGATGCTTGGGTATTCGACCACGCGGCCCATACGTGGGAGAGGTTTATGTTCAACGTTTGTCCCGGTCCGCTCAAGCTCACGCCTGACATCCGCGCCGGGGCGACCATTACTCTCTGGCAGTATCAAGAAGACACCGAGCATCGGTGTATGGACATTAGCAACAAAACCCACGCCGCAATCGGCGTAGAAATGGATGGTCACGGTGTACCCATACTCGCATCCTATGCAGAACCGCCCACCTGGAGACCCGACACCCCCTCCGAGTGATCCACCTTGCCCGGACCCGAAAGACCCGGAACCGAAGAAACAGAAATGACGCCCCTCGAAGCGTTAGCAGATGCGATCATGCAGTTCGAGGGCTGGCACCGTGACTCACGCTCATGGCGCAACCGCAATCCCGGCAACCTTCGTCCGTTTCAGCCCGCGCAGGCGCAGGATGGAGATGGCTACCGGACCTTCGACTCCCTTGCGCTTGGCTGGCAGGCGTTGCTCGACGACCTGACGGCCAAGTTCAACGGTTCACACGGCTTGTCGCCGCAATCCACCCTGCTCGATCTGTTCAACCTGTATGCGCCGGCGGGCGATGCCAACAACCCCTCGGCGTATACGCAATTTGTCTGTGGCTGGGCGTCGCACGCGCTCGGCAAGCCTGTGACGCCAACAACAACGTTGCAGGATTACAAATAGGTGGTATCGTGTTCCAAGGAGGATTGACATGAGACGACTGGTAGTTCTCGTAGCCCTGGCGTTCACGCTGTCCACTGTCGCCTGCACCCCGCTAGAGCAGTCGGCGCGTAACACCGCCGCCGCGCTGCAAGGCGCGCTCGGCGCGGCTCAGACTAAATACCAGACGCAGTGTACGGCGTCGCCTACTGCCACGCCCTGCGCCATCATCACTAAGGCCATCGACGGCCAGAACGCGCTGGTGACTGCAATCGAGGCGTACTGCGGATGGTCTACCGCGTCGCCGCCTGCATCTACCACCCAAGCTTGCACGCCCGTCAAGGGGGCCAGCGCAGGGCTGCAATCCGCTATCAATAACGCCAACCTGTTCGTCACTGAGCTGAAGGGACTCCTGTAGCCATGAACGCAGCCAACATTGTCAGTTTCGTACTCATGCTGCTCGAAGGCGTGCTCTCCAACGTCAAGGGATCGGCGGCTGCGGATGCCGATGCCATCGCGCAGAACATCCAAGCCGCGATCACGTCACTGGAAGCGGTGCAGGGGACACCAGTGACCTACGCGCAACTCGAATCACTCCGCGTGAAGCCAACGTGGTAGGAGGATGCCATGACCTGTTACGACGAGGAATACGGCTCTAGACGCAACGACAACCTGCCGCCTGTCGTCCCCGACCGACACGGTCCCACCGTGGTCCGCGACCGCCAGAACGTGCGCGAAATCGCGGCGGACCCTGCGGCGTTCGCGCTGCATGTGCGGCCGCGCTTCAAACAGGGCAGGGATGACGATTACGGGCCGCATGAGGACTAGCGATGCCTGTGTCGAAGCACTACGAAGGCCACGGCGCGGAAGTAATGTCTGCTATGAAGCGCACCTATGGCGACTCGGACAAGGCCAAGCGCGTCTTCTACGCGACCGAGAATAAACGCAAGAACGAGAAGAAGTCGAGGCGCAAACGAGGCCGGAAGTAAATGGCCACTTACGCTTACGTCACTCTGGCCACCGCGCAATCCGACCTCGCATCGCGGCTCTACGACCCTACCATGCAGTTCTGGTCGCCTGCGGAACTCACTGTGCTGCTCCAAGAGGCCCTTCGGACGTGGAACGCCTTCACGGGCCAACAGCGCGGGGATTTCACCCTACCCAGCACGCAGGGAACTGTGTTCTATGACCTCACTGCGGCTGCGGCGTCCCTCCGCCCCTACACGGTCACGGATCAATCCCTCTACGAGTCGATGGAATACTCGCTGCTGGAGCCCCTGACGGCCACCTATCCGTTGACGTGGACCGGATCGCGCCAGTTCAGCATCGCCAACCTGATCGCCGCCCTTCAGCGCCGCCGGGACGAAACGCTGGCTACCAGCGGCTGCACGCTGACGCGGATCAAGCTGCCAGTCACCCCCGGCTACACCCGCAACGCGGTCCCCGATACCACCCTCGCCATCCGCCGAGTCGTGTACCAGCCTGTCGCGGGATTCGGCCTGCCGTCGTCGATTGTACTGTGGCCGGAGGACACATGGTCGCTGGACTCGTTCGACGTGGGATACGCCACCGCCAGCAACCAGACGCCTAGCACGTTCCGCGTGACCACCGAGCCTACGCTGACCTTCGACACCGACGTGCCTCCTGCGATCCCCGGCAGCTACGAGTTGCTGGTTGTCCAATCCGGGGCCACGCTATCCGCCGCTGCTCCCTCCACGCTGTCCATCCCCGATGATTGGACCTGGCTGCTGCGCTGGGGCTCGCTGATGGACCTGCTGGGCACCGAGTCGAACGCGAAAGATCCGCTCCGCGCCAAGTATTGTGAAGGGCGGTATCGGCAGGGACTGGAGCTGCTGGCTGCGGCTCCAGCTACGCTGGGCCTGCGCGTCAATGGCGTCCCATTGCGCGTTGATGCGGTACGATCGGCAGACCTCTACCAGACTGGCTGGGAGGCGCACGCACCGGGGCCTGCGACGGAAGCCCTGACCGCGGGGCTAAACCTCGTAGCGCTGAACCCCCCGCCGGACGCGGGGCCGTATTCCCTGACCGCAACCGTCGTGCAGAACGCGCCAGTGCCCGTGCTCGCCACCGACTTCCTGCAAGTGGACCGTGGGGCCTACGACGCCATCCTCGACTACGCACAACACCTCGCCGCGTTCAAAATGGGCGGACAGGAGTTCATGGCTACCGTGCCACTCTATTCCCGGTTCCTGTGGCAGGCGTCGCTCGCCGCATCGCGCATCGACGAGTCGGGAGAGTTCGCCAAACTCCTGTACGGCCAATCTCAGTTGGAATCGAACATGAACCCTGAGTACACGCCCGACCTTGACCCGGCGGAGGCGGCCTCCTGATGGCTGATTCCGGCCAAGGCTACAAGCGCCCGCAGGAGGCCTTCCGCCTCAAATGGGGCGGCGTCAAGACCAACAGCGCGCCGGATGCCGTCGGCCCCAACAAATATCCCTACGCACAGAATATCCGCGCAGTGCAGGACTCCTCGGTACGCTGTCGCCCCGGCCTGCCGCAACTCCTGTCCGCCAACACCAGCGCCTACGCGACCAATATCCGCGCCTACTCGGCTCTTGCCACCGACAACCTGCCGCAACTCATAGCCCGCTATTCCAACGACTCTATATGGATGGGCAGCAGCGCAGGTGGGGCGGCGGCAAACGTTGGCTCCCTTGCAGGCGCAGGCGCGTCCGCCGGGGCCAGCCCGATCCCATTCCGTCCTGCTCAGTCGCCGAACCCGTGGATGTACGTGGCCAACGGCAGCGACTACCAGAAATTCAGTGCGCCCTCGGCGACGAACGTCGTGACGCAGCAGAAGGTAGGGATCGCGGAGCCGCAGTCGCAGCCGGAAGCGGTCATCACCGCCAACCAAGTCGCCATTATCGCGTCTGCATTCTTCACCGCCGGGAGTGGTGGCACGCATAGCGGCGTAGCATCCGCCCCAGTGGTCCAGACGCGCATCAGTGACACCATACAATCCGTGTTCGCGGACCCATCCGGAATCGCCATTAACGGCTCCCCGATCACCATCGGCACCACATCGTCGGTGGTCAACAATTACACCCGCCAGATGGCGATCATCAATTCCACGCTGGGCGAGGAAGTGCTGGTGCAGGATGTGTTCCCGGCCTTGCCCACCGCGATTGATATCGCCGCAATCTACTACTTTACTGGCGGCACGGGCCATTGCGTCGTCGTCCCGGCGTCCATGCCCACAGGCCCCGGCGACGGCGGGGAATCCTTGTACACGCAGAACCTTGTCAACTCCCTCCGCCGCGGCGCGCTGGTCAAGTTCAGCAGCGGCCCGGAGACGTGCATCGTGTGGAACGTGGTGGAGGGACCGAACGGGACCGTATGCTTCGAGACTTCGACGGTCAACACGCATACCAGCGCGGAATCGTTCACCTGCCCACCTGCGATCCAGATCACCGCCGGATCGTCACCGGAGCTGTGGGCGGTCGGCCAGTCGCTCACGTCGCCCACAGCGGGGTTCAACCTCAGCGGCGCGGGGATCGGCACCATCACGACCACTGCGTCCCTCGCAGGCCTGTTCGTCAACGCCGGAGGCTCGTACCAGCCCGAGGACTATATCCATATCTCGTTCGCCATTACCACACTCGCGTCGCTGAACGAACTCAAGTTCCTGTTGGACGTAGGCGACGGGTCCTTCACCCAGAACTTCTACTTCTACACGGTGCGCGTCTCGGACATCGAGGCGGCGGTGCAGAACACGCTGACACAACTCGGCGCGGCGCAACTGGTCACGCAGCGCGCGACCATCGACGAGGAGCAGGCGGCGGCGTCGCACAACCAGCTTGCCACCGCCTCCAGCGCCCAGACCACTCCCGGCGACGGCCAATGGGTGGAGATCGTGTTCCCCATTTCCGCTCTCACGCGGGTAGGCAACGATCAGACGAAGTCGCTCCAGAACCTCAACGCGGTCCAGTTCCTGTTCAATGTAAGCGCTGCCACGAACGCCTCGGTCGGCGAGTGCAGTGTGTTCGGGCGGTTCCAGCCGGACGTAGGCGACAGTGGCGCGCCGTACCTGTATCGCGTGCGGCCACGGTCCAGCGTCACGGGTGCGAAGGGGAATCCGTCGCCGGAGACGCGCTATGGCGTCAACCCCCGGCGCAACCCGGTGAGCGTGGTCCCACCATCCGCCGCTTACGATGCTCAGATTGACACGTGGGACGTGTTCCGCTATGGTGGCTCGCTTACATCGTGGCGCAAGGTCGGCCAGCAGGCATCGTCGTCCGTGTCTCCATTCGTAGACAACTATTCCGACGAAGCCGTATCCGAGGGCGAGGAACTGGAGTTCGACAACCTCGAACCGTGGCCTTCGATTGATGTACCGTTCCTCCAGACCACCGACCAGGTCGTCGGCACTGCGTTGCTGGTCCAGGCCGTGACGCCGGGCAACCTCTTGCGCTATCTCCCCGGCAACCTGATCCAGATCGGAGGGATTAACGTTTACACGCTGCGGACGCGGCCTACGCTGATCAGCGGCAACACCTATCTCTTATCCCTCGTAGAGAACGCCGGAGCGCTGCTCGCGGGCATCCCTGTCACCATCTACGAGCCCGAAATGGCGCGGCAACTTCTGCCGTATATGTGGGGACCAGACGCGGCGGGGACGGTCTTCGCGGTCGGTGATCCGGTGCGTCCCGGTGTGCTGTATCCGTCGAAGAATTACGCGCCGGATGCCGCGCCCGACTCCTATCCCATAGAGATCACGCCGCCAACGGAGCCGCTGCTGGGCGGGGAGACCATTGACGGACTCAGCTACGTAGCGTCGCCGAAGCGGTGGTGGGCCTTGTACCCGCAACTGTCGAATCCCACGCAACGTTACTCCGTCGTCCAACAGCCGCTCACCCGAGGCCTCGCCGCGCCGTGGGGCCACTGCAACGACGGCAAGACACTCTACTGGTGGGCGGAGGATGGCATCTACTCGTCTGGCGGGGGGTCGCTGACGGACGCGGACCTCTATAACCTGTTCCCGCACGATGGTGTGGCGGGGGTGGACTATACTTACAACGGTCAGACGATATACGCTCCCAACTACGCCTACGCGGCGTCGTTCCGGCTGGTCGTGTGTGAGGGCTACCTGCGGGCGCTGTACCGCAACTCCACTGGCGCATTCTGTACTCTGACCTACGACATCCGCCGTCATGCGTGGACGCCGGACACGTTCGCCACCATGACAGTCACGACGTACTACGCCCTGGAGCAGCAGGCTGGGACGCTGCTGAGCGAGACGCGTGCGTACCCGCAACTGGTCGCAGGGTCGAGCCTCGGGCCGATCCTCGTGGCACAGGATTTCACCAATGACATCACGGGGCTGGGTGCTAGCACCACCACCACTGCTGCGATCACGGTTACGGGATTACAGAATGTTAAAGTAATAAGCTTCGTAGGATTCGAGATCGGCGATACGGTGGAGATAGACGCGGGCGTCAACAGTGAAAGCGTAGTCATCCAGGGCATTAACGACGGCGGGCCTTTATCGCCGGGGATCGTCGCCAATTTCACCAAGACCCATGTGGCGGGCGTGGCTATCGTGCTCACGCCGCCCATTGGGACGATATCCGCCGTAATCGCCACACTGGAATGGGACGGCGGCGACCTGCGCGCCGGAGAGCAGTGGGGCGACCTCTGGGCCTACCTGCAACCTGTGACGGCGACTGGCGTGATGGCGACGCCGATGGCGTTCGGGGCGCAGGTGGCACCACCTACGACCATCCCCACGTCCGCTGGCGTCGTCCAGACGCCCGTATCGCTGGGCGGCGAGATCCTGTCCGACTTCCTCGGCCTGCAACTGGCATGGACAGATAACTTCGCCACGCAATCCGCGCCCACGGTCATCCAAGCGTGGGAGCCGTCCTACGTCCCCAAGCCGGAAACCATCGCCGACCGCTACACGGACTGGTACGACGCAGGGACCGAGGCGGCGAAGTGGGTGCAGGGATTCCTGCTGCACGCGGACACGTTCGACGCCGTGAAGGGATTGCAGGTGCGCGACGGCGACGCATTGGCGCTGCACGCGTTCACGCCAGTAGTGCAGCACAACGGCGAGTGCGTCATCGCGTACTCGTTCAACGCTCCCTTCGTGGCGCATACGATGCGGCTGGAGCCGACGGATCAGGTGGCGTGGCGGTTCTTCGGCGTCGAGTGGGTGTACGAAGCGACGCCGGAGATGGCGGAGACATGGCAGACGCAGGGAACGGCGCACGGGCTGCAAGGCTACATGCACCTCAAGCAGGTTTCGCCGTGCTACGCGGCTACGCAGCCTGTGACGCTCACCATTACGAGTTACGATGGCCAGTCGCCGGCGGCGATCACGCTCCCGGCGACGGGTGGCGCGATGCAGAAGCTGGCAGTGATACTGACCGCCAACAAGGGGCAATTATTCTTCTACGTCGCTACCAGCACAGCACCGTTTCAGTTGTACCTTGAGAACTGGGAAGTGGAGGTCGGCGCATGGGCACGACAGGACAATTATCTGCGATACCGCAACCTGGGGTCGTCGGCGGGGGACCAAGCCCGCATCTGAACCGCTGGGAGCGCCAAGCCAAGTTTATCGAGTGGGTGGCAGGGATGGCTTGTCGTGCGTCCCAGCAAGGGATTGAGTTGCCGCCCCTGACAGACTTCGAGACGGCGTGGATCGGGAGGATGTGATGCCACTGGCGTCGATGGACTTGAGCGAGGTGATGCTGCGCGGGACGGGGAGCCCGGAGCCGCGCCGCGTCGTGCTGCCGCCGCCCGCGCCGGGATGGACGATGGAGGGAAAGCGAACGGCCACGACACCTCCAGTGCTGGTCATCGCCATTCCGTTCGAGGGCCGCTATGTGCCGCCGGAGTTCGCGCTGGCCTTAGCCCTGCTGCAATTTCCGCCCAACATGCAATGGATGCTGACCGCGACCAAGGGCCTAAAACGCGACGAAGCACGGAACGACCTTGTGCGGCAGGCGCGGACGCTCGGAGCGCGGTACGTGCTGTTCCTCGACGACGACAATCCGCCGCCGCCAGACACGGTGCTGAAGCTGATGTACGTGCTGGAGTCCACGGGGCCGGAGGTGGCGTTATGCGCGGGGATATACACGAACAAGTACGATCCCCCCTCGCCGCTAGTGTTCCTTGCCGAGGGCGCTGGGCCGTATTGGCGCTGGCGCATGGACGAGGTGTTCGAGTGCCCCGGCGGGATCGCCACTGGCTGCATGATGATCCGCACGGCAGCGTTCGACCACGTGCCGGAGCCGTGGTTCCACGACCCGCCCGACGGGAGCATGACGGACGACCTGTACTTCTGCCGCAAGGTGCGCGAGGCTGGAATGACGATGCTGGCGCATGGCGGCGTGCTCCCGGCGCACTGGGGACCGGATGGCACGGAGTATCGGCTAGGGCCGGACACGTATCCGTTTCAGGGAGGGGAGTGATGCCACCCACGACGCCACAGCAGAATCCCTTCTACCCGTCCCCGTTCAAGACAGGCGACCTCAAGGACGAATGGAAGATGGTGTTCGACCACATCCATGAACAGGGTCGCACCAACGCGGACTTGCAGGCGCGGCTGGAGGCGATGGAACAGAAGCACGGGAAGCTGGCCCAGCAGGTGGCGCAGGGGCCATCGACGACCAAGATCATGGGTATACCCGTGACCGCAACGCAGCCCACGGACGGACAGGCGCTAAAATATTCCGCCAAAGTTGGTGGATTCATCTTCGAGTGATACGATGGGCGGGAGGAGATAGTACATGGCCACACAGTCGATTCAGAAGGACAAGCAGGGGCCAGATTGGCCCCTTGGCTTGATAACCGTAGCGACACCCGGCACGCCTGTCGGGATCATGTCCCTTGTCGATCCCAACTCTTACAATGCGCCGGAGACGGCGACCGCGACCGAGCCTGCCGGGGCCGCGCAGAACAACGAATACACGGAGCTGGCGCAGCAGATCATGTTTCAGGGATTCAAGTCGAACGCCGGGACGGGCGTGGTCAACAACACCGGCAACGTGTATATCATGCGCAAGGGCGTACAGGGTGCGGGCAACCACACCGACTTCGGCTCGATGGTTGCAGTGTTACCGCCAGGGCAGACGCTGTTCCTGGCGTCGAGCGCACGGAACCGGGCGTGCTGGGGGCCGTATCGGTACTATATTGACGCCGACAACGCGAACGACGCAGCGCTGGTAACACTACTCGTACAATAGGAGGGATGATGGCTGACGACGTAACCTACGAATGGGTGGACGGGCCGGATAGCGCAGGCCCACGCCCTGCCACACGCGAAGAGTGGGGATTCATCTGCGACACCTTTGTTGAACGCTCATGGATGATGCCCAACCGATCCCTGACACGCATCCTGCTGGCCAAGCGCGGCGAGGAGATCGTAGGCTTCCACGTCATGCAACTGGTACCGCACGCCGAACCTATGTGGGTGGACAAGGCCGAGCGCGGGACGGGACTCGCTGCCGATATGGCCGACCAGATGGTCAAGTTCCTTAAGGATTCCGACGCGAGAGGATGGCTGGTGCTCGCGGGCGATCCGGTGACGGAGAAGTTGTGCCGCGAACGTGGGATGGAGAAGATAGCCAGCGCGGTTTACAGGACTCAATAATGCCTGGACTCGCCACAGACATCGGCAACGTGTTCGGCGGATCGGCGGCCAAGACTGACCGCAAGAACCAACTCGCGGGATTCGGCGACCTCAACAACCTGTTCAACTTCGGCATGAAGTCCGGCGCGAACGAAACGGGCCAGTCGCAGGATCTCCTCGGCCAAGCGGGGGCGTACTACTCGAAGCTGCTCAGTGGCGACCGTGCATCCACGCTCAGCGCGGTGGCACCTACCGTCAACGCGGCCAACGCGACCACGGACGCGGCCAAGCGATCCATCGCCACCAGCGGCACTGCGCGCGGTGGGGGAGTGAACGCTACCACGCAGACGCTCGACGACCAGAAGCGCGCCTCGGTGGACAGCGCCATCAACGACGCCAAGTCCAAGGCCGCCGGGGGCGCGACTGCTGTGGGAGGGACGATGGCGTCGCAGGCCGGGAACCTGCTCGGCGTAGCGGATTCGTCGGCCACCAGCCTCACGTCACTGGCGGGCAACTCTCGCGCTGAGTCGAACGCGCTGCACCAGCAGACCGCCAAGTCCACAGGGGATTTGGCGGCGGACTTCGTAGACGCACTATTCGGATAACACTATGCCACCACAAACAACGACGCAAGGTGCAGCGACCGTACCACCGCCGCCAAGTGGCGATCCGCAGACGGACATTCAGGCTCCGGGTAATGGCGGAGGGATGGACCGGATGCGCGGGATCATCTCGCGGTTGAGCGGTGGTGGGACGCCGGCCATCGACGCCGCGCTGAAGCAGCATCACGATCAGATAATGGCAGACGCGTCACGGCACGCAGACACCGCCAAGCAAAACTATACCCTCTATCACAAGGCGTTGCTGGACAAGAAGAACCCGCTGACGGGCCAGCCGATAGCGACGGACGATCCACAGGTGTTGATGTGGAAGGCCAAGGCCGATGGCGCGTGGGCGGACTACACCAAGATCGCGGGGAAGTCGAAGGCGGCCAAGCCGATCATCGAGGCCATGGGCGGGTTGCTGAAGCATATCGGCGGGGGTGGGCAGCAGGGACAGGGGCAGGCCAAGCAGGGACAGCAGACGGTACAGCCACCGCCACAGGGGGAGCAGGCGTCGCCACAGCCGCAGCAGCAGGCCACAGTCCCACCGCCGCCGAATCCGCTGGAGGAGTCTGCGACCGAGGCGGCGCAGGATGCGATGATGAAGTCGCAGGACGCGCTTACCGCCGACGTGGGTAAGAAGGAAGCCGAGGAAACGGCCACCATCACGGGAATGCAGAAGGGGCTCAAGGCGGCGGGGTTCACAGACGATCAGATACGCGAAGTTATCCGAGCCAAGGTTGGTGGAGCTGCGATCCGCGCCAAGTCCATGCACCCTGTTAAGGTAAGCAATCCCAACGGGACACAGGTGCCTGCGTTGCAAGATCCCACCACAGGCGAGGTGTTCGGCCCAGACGGTCAGAAGATCGACGATCCTGTCATCATCCCCACGTCGATGATGGAGACGGTTCACACGGGCGAGATGCCTGTGTTCAATCCCACGACGAACCAGTTCGAGCAGCAACCGACGCACTCCACGTCGCGGAAGGTGATGCCGTCGGCGACGGGTAGCAGCGGCAGCAAATCATCCAGCGGCGGCAAGGGATCGGGGGGCGGCGGTGGGGGCAATAGCGGCGGCCATGGTATCCCCGCCCGTCAGTATAACATCCTCCAGAAGCAGGCCACAGCCGTTGACGAGGCGCGGAACTCCCTCGTTGGCCCTGATCCTACCAAGTCCGTCGGAGGGCTGGCCGCCGACATCGGAGTGTTTGATAATCCCGAGTCCGTACGGAAGATCAGCGAATACCTAGGGCTGGTCAATTCCCAGATCGCCAACGAGGCCAAGACGGTAGCAGGCCAAGGCGCATGGGCGGCGGCAGAATGGTACGTCGGCCTGCCGCAGGCTGTGATCGCATTGCAGCAGGGTGCGCTGGCCGAAGCGTCGCGTGGGCTCAGTCCCGCCGAGCAACGGTTCGTGGCAGATTATTATCGCGTGTTGGGTACCATCGGTGGTA